CGGCGAGGAGCAGCGGGTGCTCGCCAAGGTGCTGGACGACACCATCAGGAAGATCGAGCTGGGGGCGGTGAAGGAGCCGAAAGCGAAGGCTGCAACGGGACTTGATGACCTTGTACAGGCGTTGCGACTGGAAGGGCCGCTGTGTCGTGAGGCGGCCGACGTGATCGTGCAGTTGCGCGAGATGCGGGAGAAACAGGTATGACGCCACTGAGCACGCTTGAAGGCATGGCCAGTGCAGAGGGGCACTCCGCCCTCGTTGAGTGGATTGATTGGGAGTTCTGGGAGGACGCGAAGGTCCTGCTCAAGACAGCCGTTCACTTCGATTTCCGGATGGGAGCGCCGTTGGCCGAGCACGTCGATTGGGGAGCGGAGCTGTTTGACAAGGGCGTGTTCCGGCTGCCGTTCACGACGGTCTACTACACGTCACCAGCACTGCCGGACGCGGCCATGGTCGCACGCTACGACAAAGCGACCGGGCCGATGGCGCAGGAATTAACGATTCTGATCTTCGACTACATGCCGAAGATGGACCGCATGAGGGAGGGACCGAGCGCATCGCTGCGCTTCTGGGGTTCGTCATGGGAGGAGGCCCAGTGCCAGTTGCGGCACTGGTGCCATCTACCAGACGGCATAGACCCTTTCTGGCAAGCGCCACGAATGCCGCTTAAGGATTTCCTCAAGTGGGAGGAGTGGGGTCCGGATGATGTCAAGAGGCATCCGGTCACGGCGAGTTTGCCGATGGAGGGGCAACGCACCCTCATCAAGGCGATCCCGTTCGTGATGGGAGCAACGGCGATGCTTGCGTCGAAGGACGTAGAGCAGCAGATCGAGCGGCCATCAACACGCCTCAACGAGAAGCGTGCGCGCAGGGGCGAGCAGCCGCTTCCGGAGCGGCGGATCGTGACCGTCAGGCTTCATGCCCGCGCTGCCTACGAGCAGGCAATGGAAGATCACAAGGCCGGACGCATGTCGGTGCGCATGCACCTGCGCCGGGGGCACTTCCGCACGATCTACCAGGGCACCGAGAAGGAGCGAGTGATCCCGGTCGCGCCCTGCGTCGTGAACGCGGGCGAGGGCGGGGAGGCGATCGCGAAAGCCTACAGGGTTCACGGCAACAAGGTGGAGGCGCAGTCATGAGCGTAGAGCATCTGCAGGAGATCGCAGCTGACGAGCTGATGCTGAAGCGGTTCGTGAAGGCGATGGTGCTCCAGTGCTTCAGGGATACGGAGGCGCTGGAGAACCTTCATGCGGGGCGCTACCCAAGCTCGAAGGCCGGCGACTATTCCGACGTGAAGGTTGTGTCGCCCTTTGGAGAAATACCATGGGAGCGGCTGTCGCGCTTCAGCGACGATGAGATGCGCGTCCTCATGATCGAGGTGGTTGACCGCTGCTACGGCTTTCTCGAAGCGGTTCTGTCGAGCCCGGAGGCCGGCACGCTGGTCGCGGAACTTAAGAAGCACGATCCGTGTCCGCAATGGAAGGAGCCGAGCATGCAGCGGCTGTTTGCGAGGCACCTGCGGAAGGCACCCGAGGAGTCCAATGCCTGAGACTGCACAGCCAGCCCAAGGGGAAGGCTGGCAACCCCTCCCTCCTCTCCAGATAGAGTCCTGGGGCAAGCCATTGCGGGCGGCCTTCGAGATCTTCGCCCCCCAGGCCTTGTGCATATTCACCGCGGTGCAGCCCGCATCGACCGCCCTCCTCGCCCCGTGCAAGACCCTGCCACCCGTGCCCCGGATCGGCCACAACAGCGGCTCCGTGCAGACGGTTTGGTCCACGAAGGTGGAATCCTGGCGGGGGGGCAATCCCATCCACTGGCAGGACGTGCATGGGGCAGGGGACCGACCCGGCTACGTCGACCACAAGGGCTGCTGGCCCGTCCGGTTGGGCTACACGGACAAGCAGAATATCAACCCGACGCCGCCCAAAGACCCTTACGTGGAGTACGTGCTGAGGAAGCGGGTCTGGACGCTTGGGTCTGGATACGGCGCCACGGAAGTGGGTGGGATCGTGACCGCCGCACTTGCGGAGGAGGTGGCGCGGATGCCGAACCGCCGGACGGTACTGCGCGAGCCCTACCTCGACGGTGGCTGGATATTCGAGGAGGAGCGGCGCGAGGGAGGCCGATACCTCTTCGAGCAGCACTACGTGCTCCCCGAGGCCAGGAAGCGGGGCATCAAGGTGTGGTCGGAGGATGGCCTGCGCAGGTTCCTGGATGCAGCCATCCAGCGGTCCAAGCAGGAATACAAGGGCCGCGCGCGGGAGTTCTTCAACGAGGTGTGCGCAGCCATACTGAAGGAGGAGGCGGAGGCCGAGGCCAGCCGGCATGCCCTGCAGCCACGGCAGATGACGGCGCTGGGAGAGCCGCTACGGCCGGCCTACGCCGTGACAACCGAACGGGCCGCGCCGGCGCGGGGATACTCCGTCAAGAAGGCGGTGTACGAGCCTGAGATCGCGCGGCAGATCGAGGAGAAGCGGCGGGCGAAGGGGCTCGGGGGGTAGGCGGGAGCATGTCGTCCGATCGCATCGACTACTACCCGATCCGCATCTCCCCCGGCAGGCCGGTATGGGAGGTGGACTGGTGGGTCAGGGTGAAGCTCGGCCTCTCCACCATCAAGCCCCCCATCGAGTACCGCTGGCGCAATGCCAGCGGTCGCAAGAACGCGCCGCCCAAGGGCAAGGTAGCGGTGCCCGCCAAGCCGTCGAAGCCGGTCGCGGCCATGACGCTGTGGCGCCGGGAGCGCACCGGGGAGGCTCTGGAGCGGGCCGTGGCCGCCAACCCGGAGGAGGAGCAGGAAACCAAGAGGTCCAAGGGCAAGGACAAGTCGCAGGGCCGATCGGGGCACAAGGTGAGGCGGCCGACGGCCATCGTGCCCTGCTACATCTATCCGGGCTTCGAGCGCGGGTGCGGTTGGGAGGACTACCGGGCCTTGAAGACGCTCTCGGACGACCTGGGCTGGGGTATCCAGGGGCTGCCGCAATATTGGGACCCGCAGACGCAGGACTACGCCTACTACGCCCTGAGCCCGGCCCAGGTCCGCTGGCTGGAGGAGGTCACGGAAGGGGATGGGCTGCGAGCCAGGACGCAGGTGCACAAGTCGCTCGGGCCCGGCGATGCGGTGAAGATCACGCAGGAGGCCTGGGCGGGCCACGAGGGCAAGTTCGTGCGCGTGGACCGGGATTACGCCAAAGTGCTGATCCACATCTTCGGGAGCCTGCAGATCGTGTCGGTGCCGCTGGGCGCGGTGGAGCGGGCGTGAGGCCGGCGCGAATGCGAGATCTCGCGTCACCTCACATCACCCCCTTGCGCGAAGCGAATCGAATAGGCTATACGATATGGGACCTCGCCCGCTACGGGCGAACCGCCTCACGTCGTATCGCGTCGCGCCCTGTTGTGCTGATAAGCCAGATGCAGAAGGGGAGGTGACGTTCCCCAGTGCGCGAAAGAGCCGGGGAAGACCGTACCGGCGTGACGCGGATTTTGCATCTTGAGCGACGCTGAGCACAAGCCCGGAGCCCCCGCCATGAAGTGACCCGACCAGCGTCAGGCGTTTGGAGATTGCCCCCAGAGAGCCACCCCAGTCGGGTGGCTTTCGCGTTTCTAAAGGCTTAGGGCAGAGAGCAGCGCGCCGCCGCCTTCGGCGCGGTGGGCGCACCCGGAACCCCTTTGTCCTGACACGGCCCCTCCCCGAGCGCGGCGGGTGATCGCTCACAGTCGCAGTTCGCGCCAAGGCGGCGGCGCGCTGCTCTCACCTCTCGTCTTCTGACAGGCTCCCTTATCATCCCATGGCCAAACGCAACGACGGCAGCGCCAAGCTGCGCTCAAAGAAGCAGGAGGCCTTCGCCCGGAAAGTGGCCCTTGAGGGGTGCGGGATCTCGGAGGCCTACCGCGCATCGCGCGACTGCAAGGGGATGAAGGCAACGACGGTCAACGCCAACGCCAAGCGCGAGATGAAAGCGACTCCGGTCCGACTCCGTATTGAGTGGTTGCAGGAGAACGGCGACCCGGATGCGCCGGTGGTATCGGCTGCAGCGGCAGAACTGACTCCGAAACAGTACGCCTTCTGCCGCTTCTACGTGGAGAAGTCCAACGCTTCGGAGGCCTACCGCCTGGCCTACGACGTCTCGCCGGCCACGAAGCCCGAGACCGTGCACCGCAAGGCGGCCGAAGTGCTGGCGAACGGCAAGGTGGCGGCACGCATCGCTGAATTATTCGTCGCCCTGCAGAAGCGCCACGAGGGCATCGTGGACAGGCTAAGCGCGGAATACGAGAAGCTCGCTTTCTTCGACATCTCCCAGGCGATCCAGTGGGGCGAGACGGTGGTGGTGCGCGATCCGGGCTCGGGCGAGATCGTCTCGGAAGCCCAGAGCGTCCAGATCCGGGCCTCCAAGGACATGCCGCCCGACATCAAGGCGGCGATCTCATCCATCGAGCAGACCAAGGATGGCTGCCTCAAGGTGCGTTTCCACGACAAGACGGGGGCACTCGACAGCCTTGCCAGGATGCACAACCTCTTCAAGAACGTGCACGAGCACACCGGCAAGGGCGGCGGGCCGATCCAGCACCAGCGTATCGAAAGCCTGTCCGACGACGAGCTCGACGATCTGATCAGGCGTGAAAAGGAAGCGCTCGCGGTTGTCCAGAGTGGGCAGGCAAATGGTGTTGCACGCCATTGATCAGGCAGGCGATCTGCGCCGCCGCAAGGAGCTTCTCGCCAAGGCCGTCCAGGAGCAGCGCAAGCGGGCCGAACGGCGTCATTTCGAGGGCGACCTGAGCGCGTTCGTTCGCGCGTCGTGGCCGGCAATCGATAGTGCGAGCTACCAGGACAGCTGGGCACTGGACGCGCTGTGCGATCACCTGACCGCAGTCACGCGCGGGCACATCAGCCGGCTGCTCATCAACTTCCCGCCCCGGTGCGGCAAGAGCAACATTGCCTCGATCTGCTGGCCGGCATGGACGTGGGCGCAGGAGCAGCGGTCCTTCCTGTCCGGTGCGCAAGTCAGATTCCTATGCGGCTCCTACAACCACACGCTGTCGCTCCAGCACAGCAACAAGACGCGCCGTCTGCTCGGCTCGCCGTTCTACCAGCAGCACTGGGGCGAGCGGTTCGGCCTGATGGGGGACCAGAACGCCAAGCACCAGTACGACAACACGCGTGGCGGGAGCCGCATCGCCACCTCGGTGGGCGGCACCCTGATCGGTCTTGGCGGCGATGTCATCCTGGTAGACGACCCGCACAACACGGAGGAGGTCGAGAGCGAGGCGGACCGCGCGACGGTTCTGCGCTGGTGGAAGGAAATCAGCTCCACACGCCTGAACGATCCCAAGCAGTCGGCCATCGTGGTGGTGATGCAGCGTCTGCATGAGGAGGACGTGACCGGCGCCATCCTGAAGGAGCCCGGTGACGACTGGACCCATCTGATGCTGCCGATGAAGCATGATCCGGCACGGCATTGCGTGACGGTGCTGAAGCGGGATGAGAACGGGGAGCCGGAGCAAGTCTGGGAAGATCCGCGCGAGGAAGACAAGGAGTTGATGTGGCCGGAGCGCTACGGGCCGAAAGAGGTCACGGCGCTTGAGACCAAGCTCGGGCCCTATCTGGCCTCGGGGCGTCTGCAGCAGTCCCCGGAGCCGGCCAGCGGAGGCATCCTCAAGCGCGACTGGTGGGGCGCCTACGAGCTCCCCATCGGCGGCAAGCCCCGCCACCCGTTCCAGTTCGTCATCGCCTCCCTGGACCCCGCCTTCACCGCCAAGCAGGAGAACGACCCGTCAGGTTTCACGGTCTGGGCCACCTACCTGGACCGGCACGGCGACGTGAAGATCCTCCTCCTTCACGCCTGGAAGAAGTGGCTGGAGCTCCACGGCCAGATGGTGGACCAGCTGCCCAACGAGCCCAACAAGGCCTACGTGAGGCGGGCTTCCCCGCAGTGGGGCCTGGTGGAGTGGGTCGGCTACGAGTGCAAGCGCCTCAAGGTCCACACGCTGCTGGTGGAGAACAAGGCCTCCGGCCATTCCGTGGCCCAGGAGATCGTGCGGCTCTACCACGACAAGGCGTGGACGACGCGGCTGATCGACCCCGGCGCCCAGGACAAGCGGGCGCGGGCGTTCTCGATCCAGCATCTGTTCTCATCGGGGATGGTCGAGGCGCCGGCGAGCGCGGACGGCGACATGCTCGTGTACCGCGAGTGGGCGCAGATGGTGATTGACGAATGCGCCAAGTTCCGCGGGCTTGCCGGCGAGGAGGACAACCTGGTGGACAGTGCCACGCAGGCGCTCAGGTTCCTCCGCGACAGCGGCCTCGCCATCCGCCGCGAGGAGCGCGAGACGGCCGAGGAGATGCGGGCGCGGCACAAGCCGCAGCAGGATTCGGTCGCTCAGGACTATTTCAGCTGATTGGACGTTGCGTCATTGTCGCGTCTGCAGTGCGCGAAGGAGCGCATAGGTGCCGACGACCGACATTAGGCCGATGGCGAACATGGTCGCGCATTCTCCGATCAGGGCCAGCCACCACATCGCCTACCATCCCCAGGAGAAGTCTTGTTCCTGTTGTGGGGCGACGAGATTGGCGCATGTGGCCGCGTCGCGAATGCGACCGTCGGCGATGCGTCGAAGAACGAGGCCGCTCAAATGCTGCATCGCCTGCTGCCGGTCCGAAGCACTGTCGAAATGGCCGGCCATCATCACTTGGGCCGTGAGCCAATCGGCCGAAATGACCGCAGGACGTTTGCGTTGAGCGCGCGCGAACTGCTTGTGGAGTGCGACTTGCTGGGCACATTGGCGCTCGTAGGCTGCGATTTCCTCTGAGGTCAGAGGTCGGCCGGTGATCTCGTCCGTGTAGCTGCCTTCTACCTTGAGGCGCGCCAATCCAAACTGCGTATCTGACATCAACGAAGGTCTCCGAAATGCCAGCCGACACCACACCCCTCAACCTGACCCCATCCGATATCATCGGCGCCGTCAAGCAGGGGTGCGAGGAAATGCATGGATACCTCTCCCGCACCCCTGTTTTGGAGGTAGATGGAGGGGTATGCCAGGCGCACCTGGACCGGCTGGCGGCCATGATCGGCATGGTGGCGCCGGCGAGGGTGCGGTCGAACGGAGAGGATGCGGGTGCATCCGACCAGACGGGGCGCGAGGCGCGGGCGGGCTAGCGCTTCACGGGCGCGGTCGCGTCGACCCCATCCCATTGAGGGGGCTTCCACCCATCGGTGAAATGCATGGACCAGCAGTCCGGGTGAATAAACGGCGCCCCGCACGTCGCGCATGGCGGCTTGTGGATCGAACCCACTCCGGGAACGTCGACTTGGCGCCAGTTCCCGAAAGCGTTGCCCCACTCTTCGTCACCAAGCGCAACATCACGTAGCGCCTCGCCGATCACATGCCCGTTCGTGCAGGTAATGAGGTCGCCTTTCTTGATCATCCCTCCTGTCTACCAGAAGGCCGCGTAAAGCGCCAATGCTCCCCACCTCCGACACCACGCCGGCCGCGCCCAAGAAGCGCGGCAAGGGCAAGCGCGCACGCGGCAGGGCCAACGGTGGGGCCAACGGCGGTAGCATCGCTTCGTCGCAGGTCCTGCCCAGCCTCATCCCGCCGTTCGCGGCCGGCAGCATCGAGATCGAGGTACCGCAGGAGGACCCGCAGTCCCAGGAGGTGGCCGACGGCGTCTCCGTCAACCCCGTCACCGGCGCCGTCACCATCGAGAGCGAGGACGGCTCCGTCACCGTCGATCCCACCGGCGCATCGCTGTGGCAGAAGCCGGAGGACGGCGACGAGCGCCACGACGAGAACCTGGCGCTGCGGATCGACCCCATCGAGCTCGCCCGCATCGCGGAGGAACTGCTCGACGCCATCGCCGCCGACAAGCGCGACCGCGCCCAGTGGGAGCAGATGCGCGCCAAGGCCATCGAGATGCTGGGCCTGAAGCTGGAGGATCCCAAGCCCGACGTGTCGGGCTCGGCGTCGGGGCCCGCAACCAGCATGGTGCGCGACCCCATCCTGCTGGAGGCGGTGGAGCGGTTCCGCGCCAACGCCTATGCGGAATTGTGCCCCGCCCGCGGTCCCGTCAAGGTGGTCAACTGGGGCAGCGAGACGGCGGCCACCGACGACCTGGCGCGCGGGCTGCAGAAGGACCTCAACTACTACCTCACGACGATCGCCTCGGAATACTACCCAGACACCAACTACATGCTGTGGTGGACGGGGCTGGCATCGGGGACCTTCAAGAAGGTCTACAAGTGCCCGTTGAGGCGCCGCCCGGTCTCGGAATACGTGGACGGCACGCACCTGATCGTGCCCTCCAACGCCACCGACTTGAAGAACGCCGGCCGCGTCACGCACGAGATCTCCATGCGCCGCGCGGTCATGAAGCGCATGCAGATCCTGGGCGTCTACCGCGACCTCAACCTGGCCGAGCCGATGCCGGCCACACCCGGCGTGGTGGACGCCAAGAAGGCGGCCATCGAAGGCAAGGTGGCGCAGCCGCAGCGCCCGGAGGACCAGGACTACACGGTCTACGAGTCCTACTGCGAACTGGACATCAAGGGCTTCGAGCACACGCAGAAGGGCCCCCGTGGTCAAGCGAAGGCCACCGGCCTGCCGCTGCCCTACCGGGTCGCCATCGACGAGGGCTCGCGCCAGATCCTGGAGATCCGGCGCAACTGGGAGGAGGACGACGAGGACTTCACGGCCGACATCCCCATCGTGCTGTTCCCCTACTCGATGGGCCTCTCGCGCATCTACGGGTCGGGCCTGGGGCAGATGGGCGGCAACATGGCGGCGGCGCTGACCGCGCTGCTGCGCATCTCCATCGACAACGGCATGTTCGCGAATTTTCCGGGGTTCCTGTACTCTGAGGACATGGGCGGCGGTGCCGCGGGCCGGCAGATGGACAACCATTTCCGCGTCCCCCCTGGCGGCGGGGCCGGCATCAAGACCGGCGGCATGCCCATCGGCAACGTGGTCATGGGCCTGCCCTACAAGGACATCTCGCAAGCCGTCGTCGCCCTCATCGAGCAGACCCGCGGTGTCGGGCAGCGCCTGCTGGGGACCGGCGAGATCCCCGTCGGCGAAGGCCGACAGGACGCCCCCGTCGGCACCACGCTGGCCCTGATCGAGCAGGCCACCAAGATCCTGGCCGGCGTGCACAAGATGCTGCACACGGCCCAGTCGGAGGAGTTCCGCCTCCTCTTGAAGCTGTTCCGCGCCGACCCCGATGCGCTGTGGCGCGGCAACCGCCGGCCGGCGCTTGGGGTGGACAAGGTCGAGCGCGTCGCCAAGTTCAAGCAGGCGCTGGACGAATACCTGATCGTGCCGATGGCCGACCCCAATGTGCCCAGCGAGATGCACCGCATCCTCAAGGCGATGGCGGTCAAGCAGCTCACCATGGGCAATCCCAAGTACGACGATATCGCCGTCGACCGGCGCGTCGCCCAGGTGCTGCAGATCGACGACTTCGACACGCTCCTCGCCAAGGCGCCGATGCAGCCCCCGCCCGAGGCGCAGGCGGCGATGGCCGCCTTGCAGATCGAGGCCAAGAAGGTCGCCATCAAGGAGGGCGAGCTCGGCATCAGGAAGCTGCAGGCCATCCTCAAGGCCGTATCCGACGACAAGGACCGCAAGAGCCGCGAGAGCATCGAGGCCGTCAGGATCGCAGCGCAGGCTGCCGCCGCCCAGGACAGCAGCGACGCTGCCGCTGCAGGGTCCGCGGCCGGCGATGCGGTCGACCCGGTGCGCCTGGCGCAGCAGGCAGCGGACGTCCAGAACAAGGCGCGCAAGCTCGACCTCGACGAGGTGCGCACCCTGATGGACGCCCACAACCGCCACGCCGACCGCAAGGCGCGCCAGTCGGAGAAGGCGATGGACATCGCCGCCAGGCTGGCGACGCACCCCGACTCCAACGCCATCGTCGATGAGCAGCTTCAGCAGATGGCGCCCTTCCTGCAGCCGCAGGGTGAAGGAACGGGGATGGGTGCCGGGGGCTCTGTCGGCGGTGGGTCGGGGCATGGGGCAGAGGCCGATGGCTCCGACCCCGATGCCGACGATATCGCCGACACGCTGCAGCTTGCCATGAAGATCGCAGCGGCGCTGCGCGAGGTCGAGAGGCCGCCGTTGCCGCCGGGCGCCGGGTTCGTGCACCCGATGGGCATTGCAGGGTTTGCAGGACAGCCGGGGGCGCTGCAGTGAAGCTCGGCCAACCGTCAGCTGCTGACTGAAGCGTTGCAATCGTGCGAGTCGAAGCTGGGCCATCTGCCCTCACCCCCCTCTTGGAAGGCTCCGTCATGTCCATGAAGTCCATCGCCCGCCCCGGCTCGGAGGGCAACACGCGCCTCCTGCAGAAGTACGGCGGCGGTTCCTCCCCGCCCCGCCAGTCCTATGCTCCGGGCTACGCCAACGGCGGTGCGGTGAAGGCCTACGCCGACGGCGGCTCCGCTGGCATGGGGGCCGGCATGGTTACCGACATGGACGCCCCGTCCGGCATGCCGGCTGCCAGGCGGCTCGACCGCCCCGGCAAGAAGAAGGGCAAGGGCGACAAGGGCAAGAAGGGCACCAACGTCAACGTCATCGTCATGCCGAAGGAGGGGGGCGCTGCCCCGCCCGCGCTGGCGCTGCCGCCGATCCCGCCCGGTGCGATCCCGCCGATGCCGCCAGGTCCCCCGGCCATGGGTGCCGGCATGCCGCCGATGCCGCCTCCGGGGGCCGGCGGTCCGCCCATGATGCCGCCGATGCGGGCGCGGGGTGGGCGCGTCGCCAAGCGCGAGGACGGCGGCTCCATCATGGAGAGTAAAGGCGGCAAGGTCACGTACAACAGCGGCGGGTCATGCGGACCGGGCAGCGGCAAGAGCCGCCTCGACAAGATGGCCAAGGCCAAGGCCTGATCCCCATGGCGCGCGATACCGACAAGGCTGCGGCTGCGGACTATGCGCGGCCGCTGGAGCAGACGCCGCGCGTCCCCGAGCTGTGCGGCAACTGCCGGCACTGGCGCAGCCATACCGGCAACCCGTCGTTCGGCCAGTGCCTGCTGAGCATGCGGGGGCTGCCGTCGCCGCTGGTCACGCCGGACAGGTCCTCGTGTTCGCAGTGGACGGTGGCGGAGCGGTTCCTCTGATGGCCACCTACGATAGCCGCTTCGCCCAGGTCCTCGCTGCGCTGCTGGCCGAGGACCTCACCGCCGCCCACAACGCCCTGGGCTCAGGCTCCCTGATCCAGCGCGAGGACGCCGCAGCCACGGGCATGAGCTGCGCCGGCTACATGGGCGAGATCCGGGGCCTCAGGCGGGCCTTGCAGCGCATCGCGCACGCCCAAGAAGAACTGTCCGGCAAATCCAAGCCGCCGTCTCGGACGGGGCCATCTTCACACGAGAGGGACCAGGACTAGATCACATGACGCAAGCCGCAACATCAACCGCATCCACCGCACGGCGCACACGCAGCAAGGCCAACGGGCGGCCGCCGCCGGGTGCGAGAGCCGCCGCGCAAACGCTCTCCGTCTCGGAGCCGAAGGCCATTGATCTATCGGGGATTGCCGGCATCATGAAGCCCGGCGCCGTCACGCGCCTCGACAGCAAGCCCGCCTTGCAGGCGTGGGTTTCCACCCCCATCAAGCGCAAGCTCAGCCTGCGCACCCCGGCGGGAAAACGCAACAACGTCCGCGTCACCTTCCAGCACAAGTCCGATCCCAGGCAGGACCTGCTGGAGCGCATCGGCCCGCTGCCGGCGGGCATCGTCCAGTTCTCGCGCATCCTGGTCGCGGTCTATCAGCCGCCCGTGGTCGAGAAGACCGACGCCGGGCTGTTCCTCACCCCGGCCATGCAGGATGATGACCTGGAGGAGTTCCTGTGGCAGGGCAAGGTGGGGCTGATCGTGGCCATGGGTGCCCAGGCCTACGTCGACGATGAGGCCACCAGGTTCCACGGGGTTGCCAACAGGGTCGGCGACTGGGTGTGGTTCCGGCCATCGAGCGGCGAGGCCTGTGACGTCAACGGGGTGTTCTGCCGCGTCTTCTCGGAAGGCGGCATCTACGGGCCGATCCCGCACCCGGACTACGTGTGGTGACGGCCATGGTCGATCACATCGCCAGAATCGCCGACGCCATCGAGCGCATCGCCTCGCACCTGGAGCAGCAGTCCGCACAGTCCAGGCAGCACATCGAGAAGGACGAGAGGTTCGAGCGCAGCCGCAAGAGGCTGCTGCAGCTGCTCGACAGAGACAAGCGCTTCGGCGGCCTCGTCGACCGTGCCATGTCCTGCCCGGAGCTGGGCATGGATATCATCATCGCCCTAGCCGAGCGCCCCGACCCTCTTGTCGTTCTCAACGAGATCGTCACCAAGTCCAGCGTCGCGCGCAGGCTCGCTTGGATGGACGAGCCCGGGTTAGCCGCCGAGATGCAGTGCATCGAGCAGCGGCTGTCGCTCATCGCCGTCGCAAGGTAGCGGAACTACCGCCGCCCTCCCCTCTCCGCCTTTCATCGCGCCACGTCGCTGTGGCGACTCTCAACTCCGTTATGGAAATGGACCCATGACCATCGACGACACCGCCATCGACGTAGCCATCGACGACATCGCGCTGGGCCACGATGCCGACGGCCTGCCCAAGACTGTACCTGCCGGCAAGACGGCAGATCCCGGCAAGACCCAGGCCGCCAAGGACGCCGGCGGCAAGCGCAAGGCCGAGCCCCGCCAGCCCACGCTGGCCGAACTGGAGGCCGCGCGGCGCGATCGCGACGCAAGTGCGCGCGCGGCCGTTGCAGCCCAGGCCGATGCGGATGCATCCCGGACCCGCGCCGACGCTGAGGCCAAGGCCCGCGGCGAGGCGGAAGGCGCGCTCCTCAAGACGCGCGGTCAGGCGCTGAACGAATACTACTCCCGCGTCTCCAGCGAGTTCTCGCAGATCACCGGCGCGATCAGCGCCACCCAGGCCCTGGCCTCCTCCGCTGAAGCTGCCCTCCAGGCGGCCATGGCCGATGAGCAGGCCACCCCGCAGGACCGGGCCACCCGCGTCGCCAAGGCGCAGCGGGAACTGTCCCGCGCCGAGGCCGAGCTGGTGCAGCTGGAAGCCGGCAAGCCCGCCGCCGAGCGTGCCGTGCAGGAGGCCAAGTGGTACCTGCAGGAGGAGGACCGCGCCAACACGGCTCTGGCGGACGCCCGCAGCAAAGCCGCTGCGGCAGCCGACGCCGATGCCGATGGTGCCGGCAAGCCCGCCGGCGCCAAGCCCGCAGGGCAGGCCAAGACCCCGGAGCAGTGGATCGACGGCATCCGTTCAACCGTCGGGGCTAAGGTCGCCGATTGGCTCTCCGATCACAAGGAGTACGTGACCGACCCCAAGCTCAACGCCAAGGTCATCGCCTTCGCGCAGCACGCCGCCGTGGTGGAGGAGGCGCAACTCAACTCCGATGAGTTCATCGAGCAGCTCAACGCCAAGTTCTTCCCCGATGCGGACGAAGACGGGGACGGCGGTGGCGATGGCCACCAGGTGGAGGAGGTGCGCGAGCAGGTTCCGAAGCGCCAAGCCTCCGCCACGCCGGCGGCACCCGTGTCGCGGTCGGCCGGCTACTTCTCATCGCGCAACCCCAATGCGGCCAAGATCAAGCTCTCCCCCGTGCTGGCCAACCTGGCGCGCGAGATGGGCATGACGCCTGAGGAGTACGCCATCAGCGCGCGCAAGCAGATCCTGGATGGCAAGCTGCCGAAGAACTTCCTCGACGGCGACTACGTGCCCCTGACTTGAGCCCAGTGACCTGAGCCCCGCTCCGGTACGTGATCTCGGTACCCAGGCCTAGTCGCCCGGCCAGCTGCGTGAGCCCGGCTGCATTGAACCCCCACACCTAAAGGACGCACTGCGAACATGACCGCCACCGCACCCGACGCACCGACCGCTCCCGCATCTGCGGCCCGCCAGGCAGGCAGGACCCAGATCGCACGCACGGCAACCCGAGCCGAGCCCGAGGCGCGCACGCCCGACAGGTCGCTGGGCGACCGCGGCCCCATCGTCAGCCGTTCGGGCAAGGCTACCAGCTTGCGCATCACCGGCGACATCGACCCGTTCTTCGTCCCCCCCGAGGTCGTCCCCGACGGCTGGACCTACGAGTGGAAGACCAAGACCGTCTACAACTGGGAGCACGTGCAGCACCAGGTCTCTCTCAGCATGAACGGCTGGGAGCCGGTGCCGGCAGAGCGCCACGACGGCATGTTCATGCCGATCGGGCATGACGGACCCATCGAGCGGGGCGGCATGATCCTGATGGAGCGTGACGACCGCCTGACCGCGCAAAGCCGCGAGATCGACCGCCGCAAGGCCATGGACCCGGTGGTTGCCTCCCGCCAGATGGCGGGGCTGATGCCGCCGTCCGATGTCGTCGACTTCTCTCACAGTGCGGCGCAGCGCGTCACCGGCGTCAAGGTCGACCGCCAGGCGCGCGTGTCTGACGCGAAGTATCAATACGCCATCGACGAATAGGTACGCGCCAGATCGCCCGGCTGCCCTGGCAGTTCGGAGCCCAAGGTTTTAAGCGCGGCAGCAAGGGACGCCCACTCCTGATTATCGTGGGTTTGATCGTGGTGGCGATCCATAACTGCGCCAGAGGCCTTCGCCACGCGCTGCAACAGTAGAATCTGGTCTGCCGCCGCTCTGAGCAATACCGGCAGCGGCGGCAATCGCGATTGCCCCGTATCACCGTCAGCAGCCGCCAGCAGGTCTTCTATCAGTCTGTCGGCGATGAGGTTGGCCGACATGGTCACTTGAGTCGTCATGGTACCTGCCTTTCGTGAGGACGGGTGGCGCCCATGTACCACAAGCAATCGCATTCAATCCAGTAAGTGGAGTACCGGCGCGCGACGCGCCAGGAAAGCATCCCGACGCCGGCGGAGCCGGCTGCGTAACGGTGAAAGCCAAAGATCGGGGTTCGCGACGCGCTGATGATGGCGCGTCTCAACATGCCCGCCCCATGCCCCTCCCTCAAGGGAGCGGCCGGCGGGCAGCGCAGACGCGCTGTGAAGAAAGCGCATTCCAACCCTTGGCGTCTCTCCCGCCCGGCCCCCATGGACATCCCATGAGTCCGGTACGGCGGCGCCTCAATCCCAAGTGAGACAGCAATGGCAAACACCAACGCACCCTTCGGGCTGCGCTACATCGGCATGGCCGGTGGCGCTGCGCCCAATGCCGCCCTTCAGACCCTGAAGAACGGCATCCTGTCCAGCAACACGACCAAGATCTACTCGGGCGATCTCATCAAGATCGTCGCGGCCGGGCGGATCGAGCAGTGGGCTGCGACGAACCTCGCCGCTCAGCTCTGGGGCGTGTTCAGGGGCTGCTCGTTCGCCTCGCAGGCGCGTTCGGAGAAGAGGTTCTCCAAGATCTGGCCCGGTGCCGACGCCGTGGCGGGCACGGTCGATGCCCAATTCTATCCGGGCGTCGGTGCGCTGCCCACGGAGTTCGTGATCCAGACCGACGCGACGGGCATCGACATCTCCGCCATCGGCGCCAATGCGGATGTAACGGTGGGCGCCGGCAACGACGCGTCCGGCTTCTCCGGCATGGTTCTCAATGCCACTACCAGCATTGGAGACCAGGCGACGAAGCCGCTCCGCATCGTGGATCTGTGGGCGAACCGCGCTCCCGCTGGCAGTCCCGGCACCGAGGCTGGCGCCTTCAACTGGGCAGTCGTCCGGCTCAACACCGCTGCAGCTGGTGGCATCGCGTAACGGAGAGAAACAATGACAACAGTCGTTGATCCCTCTGGGACGCCGGTGCCCGTCTACAACCGTGGCGGGACAACCATCGCATCTCTTGCGGCGGCCGGGTCGACTCAGGGCGATGCGGCGCAGATCCAGCATGTGGCTGGGTACACTGTGGTGCTTGTGACCGTGACGGACACCGCCCGCGCAATCGAGCTGCCGGCGGGAGCAGAGGTAGGGGATGTGGTGGAAGTCCACATCGCAAGTACTGCCGGCACAGGTGTGCTCATCTTCCCGCCGAATGGCGAGAGCCTGCTGACAGGAAACACATCAGCCACGGTAGGTCAATCGAGTGGTGGCCTGCTGTTCAGGAAGGTCGGTCAGACCTCTTGGGCAGTGAGCTACAGCGCCTAAAGGCCAATCCCAAACAGAGGACGGCCGCCGCTGGCGCGCCGCATGACACCCCATGGCTATCAATCTCGCACAGATCGAGGCGCTGCTGCGCCCCGGGCTCGCCAAGGTGGAGGGCGAGTACAAGAACATCCCCACCCAGTACCGCAAGGTCTTCAAGGTCAAGCAGTCCACGCAGACCATCGAGCGCACCGCGCACATGGCCTACATGGGGCTGGCCCAGCTCAAGCAGGAAGGCGGCGCGACCCCGTTCGACAACGCCGCCGGCCAGCGCTGGGTCTACAACGCGGAGACCTTTGAGGTGGGCTTGGGGGTGGCCTTCACCCGCAAGGCCATCCGCGACAACCTCTACAAGGGTTCGTTCAACCCGACCCAGTTCCAGTCCGCCGCCATGGGGCTCCCCAAGGCCTTCAAGGAGTTCTGGGAGGTCCAGAGCTTCTCCGTGCTCAACACCGGCACCACCTTCGACGCCAACGTCGTGGGCGACGGCCAGGCACTGTTCTCCACCGCCCATCCGGTGGACAACGCCACCTGGGCCAACCGGTTCTCGACCGACCTCGACTTGAACGAGTCGAGCCTGATCCAGGCCATCAAGAACATCCGCACCAACTGGGTGGACGAGCGGGGCAACAAGATCATGGGGCGGCCCAAGGAGACCGAGCCGCTCCTGGTGCCCATCCACCTCATGGACGTGGCGGAGCGCATCACCAAGACGGAATTGCGCCCCGGCACCGCCAACAACGACGTGAACGCGCTGCGCTCCATGGAGGGGGGGATCAAGGGCTACATGGCCTGCGACTATCTCACCTCCAACTTCGCCTGGTTCGTGCTGACGCAGAACGACGGCCTCACCTTCTGGGAGCGCGACCCGTTCGAGACCGACATGTGGGTCGACAACTCCACCGACAACCTGCTGGTCAAGGGCTACCAGAGGGCGCAGCCCACGCACGACAACGCGCGCGCGGGCTACGGGTCGTTCCCGTCGGCGTAACCCTCGAGGCAACGCGGCTGCGGCGCCCGGTTCCTTGTGACCGGGTGCCGACATGCCGGCGCGGTCTCATCATCTTCAATGGATAAGGAGGGCTGACGCCCCATGCCTACCACCAACTTCCCCAACGGAGTGACGAACGCCGCCGAGTCTAGCGCTCTTGGCAGCTTTGGCGCGCCGGACCCGAGCAAGTTCCACCAGTTTTTCGACGATTTCGACACCTACCAGTTAACGGAGTGGACCCAGACCCTCAACACCGGCACGATCGCGCGGGGCGATCAAGATGGTGGCGTGGTCATTCTCACTACGGTCACCACCACAGACAATGCCTTTACCGGCCAGCAGCATACCGCGCAGACCTTCCTCGGCGAACTCACCAAGAAGCTCTGGTTCAAGTCGCGCTTCAAGTTGAGCGATGCGATCGAGACGGACGGCATCATCGGCCTCTACGTCACCGATACGGACCCCGTGGCGACGCTACCGACCGACGGCATCTTCTTCATGAAGGACGACGGCGACGCGCTCCTCGATTTCCACGTTCGCAACGGCGGCGTGTCGTCCTCGCTCACGGGCATCGCGACGCTGGTCAACGACACCTTCGTCGAGGTGGCGTTCTATTACGACAAGACCGCTGTCCTTGCCTACGTCAACGGCATCCGCGTCGGCAGCCTGCCGCTGGCGAATTTTCCGTCGGGCGATCTCATGCGCGTGTCCATGGGCGTACAGAACGGTAGCGCGGTCGGGACGCGTGTCATGACGGTCGACCACATCTTTGTGGCCAAGCAGCGCGACGCGGAGATCGCCTGAGCTTGAGGGCGGCGCATCTGCCGCCCTCGTCCTCCCCCACCCCTTACACCGCGCGACAAAGGTTCACGCCCATGAAAGCCCGCACCTCCAACAGGCCTTCCTGCAATACCCGCGCCGGCTACGCCTACGGTGGCATCGTGGAGACCAAGATCCGCGACATCGGCGGCGTAAAGGCCCGCCCCTACGGCCACAACCCCAACGTCATCGACGACGCCATGCGCGGCGACGAGGGCACCATGACCAAGAAGGGCGGGAAGTAAGCCATGGGCCTCCCCATCACCGTATCCGTCGGACCGTTGGCCGCGGCCTCAGCCACCGGCATCTCTCTCTCCCAGGCGGCCGCCGGCGCTCAGCACCTCGTGCTGAACGGCGCCTTCGCCAGCGTCGATGCCGATGCGGTGGCACTGGCCCAGGCGGTGGCCGGGGCGGGCAACCTCACGCTCAACGGCGTCACCGTCAACGGCGGGGTGGCCCGCCTGGGCGCCCAGCGGCGCGTCTACATCACCTCGGCCGGCAACGATTCTGGCATCACCTTCACGGTGACGGGGACCATCTTTTCCCTCAGCGGCCCGGCGGCCGTCGTCGAGACCGTGACCGGTGCCAATGCCGGCGTGGTCTCCACCTCCAAAGTGTTCGACACCGTCACGCAGGTGGCGGCCAGCGGCGCCGCGGCCGGCGACGTGTCGGTCGGCATGCATGGCGGTACGATCGGCGCCACGCTCGACAAGGCCCGGCGCGTTTCCATCGACTCGGACGGCAACGACAGCGGCATCACCTTCACGGTGGCCGGCACCGACGGCAACGGCAATCCGATCACCGAGACCATCGCCGGCGGCAACGCCACCGCGGTGGCAACGGCCCTCGACTTCAAGACCGTCACCTCCATCCTCACCTCCGGTGCGGTGGCCACCACGGTGGAGGTCGGCACCAACGCCGTCGCCGCCTCCCGCTGGGTGCGGTTCGACGAACTCGCCGGCAACGCCCAGGTGCACGGTCAATGCGTTGTGGACGGCACCGTCACCTACGACGTTGAGTACACGCTCGATGATCCCAACTCGATCGGCAACCCGGTGGCAGAAGAGGACGTGACTTGGTTCGATCATGCGGATTTCACGGCGCAGATGGCAAGCAAGACCGGCATCTTCCAGGTCGCACCCGTCTTCGCCCGCGTGACGCTCAACACTGGGACGGGGTCCGTCCGCGGCACCTTCGTGCAGTCGTATCTGCTCTGACGGCTCCAACCGCCATCGTTAGAACGCGACAGGGGGTGGCGCGGACCGCTTGGCTCCGCCGACCTCTTGATGTGCTCGGGGGAGTGTGATGACCGCCAGCAGCACTTATGACTTCGGGCCCGCCGCCTCCGGCCTGATGCTCACCGCGTTCGGCCGCATCGGCCGCAAGCCGGCCGAGCTGACCGCAGAGCACCTGAGAACGGCCGACATCGAGTCCAACCTGGTCCAGGTGCAGATCTCGTCGAAACAGCCGAACCTGTGGAAGTCCGGACTCTACACGCAGGTGCTCACCCCAGGCACCGCCACCTACGCCCTCCCTGCCCGCATGATCGCCATCCAGTCGGCGTTCATCACCATCACCTCCGGCAGTGTATCGCGTGACCGCATCATCTGGCCGCTCTCGACTACCGAATATGCCGCCCTCCCCGACAAGGCCAAGCAGGCACCCCCCACCTCTTACTGGTACGACCGCCAGATCACGCCGCAGATCACCATGTGGCCGGTCCCCGACGCTCCCGCGGGCACCACCTACACCTTGAAGCTGCGCATCCTGTCCCAGCCGCAGGACGTGAGCCTCAAGAGCGGGCTTACCGTCGACGCACCGTACCGCTGGCTCGACTTCTTCGTCGCCGGGCTCTCGCACAGGCTCTCGCGCCACTACGCGCGCGACCTGGAACCGCTGCGCAAGGTGGACGCCAAGGAGGCCTGGGACGAGGCTGCAGCCGAGGACCAGGAGCGGGTGGCGATGCACATCACGCCGCAATTGTCCGGCTATTACCGCTAGGCGCTCCATGCCCATCTCCGCCCCCATGGTGCGCCCAATGACCGATATCTCCGACCTGGCTCTGTGGCTGCAAGCCGGCGTGATGGTGTAGTCCGATGGCCACCATCTCCATTGTCGACAGCGACCAAAGCGGCGCCGACCTCACTACGTATACGTATGCGCTGACGGTCACAGGCAACCCCAGCACCAACTACCTGGTCGGTTTCGGCGGGCGTGCTGTGGCTGCCGGCCGGACGGCCAACGGCGGCGTGACGGTGGATGGTGCAGCCGCGACGCTGGTGCACCATCATACCGTCAACGCCGGCGGCACCAGCGATTGCCTGGGCGTCTATAGGATTGCTGCCGCCGACCTGCCGAATCCATCCGCCACCGAACTGACGGTCGAGACGACATTCTCGGGTGCCATGATCCGCGCCGGTGTCGCCATCGCCGAGACCGATGCCGACATTGAGGCTGCGGCAACGGCGGGCACGGATGCCGCCGCCGATACCGACCTCGTCATGAACGTGAACCTCAACACCGCCGACGGCGGCGTCATCCTCGCGCTGTTCATAGCGGCGCAGTCCGGCGCCGCGAACGGCAACTGGGGCAGCTATGTCGCCCTCACCGAGGGCGCCGACCGCAATATCGAGAACGGCACCATGTTCGCCGCAGCGGCTGCCTCGAACGTGGCGGCCGGCACGCCGCTCACTGTATCGTCGACATTCGCCCCTGCCGGCGGCCAGACAGCGTCCGCCCTGGTTGGACTGGCCGTGGCGTTCGCGCCGGCGCCCGCGTTCCAGCCCGCCTGGGCCGCCGGCTCCAATCAGGTGATCCAATGAAGCGCAACGTTGCCGGACAGACCGTTGCCGCAAAACTTGTGAGCCGCACGGATGGCTCCCCGATCGCGGTGGGCACGGTGGTCGTGTCGATCACCGGCGACAACGGCACCCGCACGACGGGCAGCGTGGGCAGCGGCAACGCCGTGCACAAGGGCGGAGGCCTGTGGACCTACGCGCCGAGCCAGGCCGAGACGGACTTCGACCATATCGCCTTCGATTTCGACGTGGCGACAGCTGTCCCTGTGACGGTGCAGGTCTACACGACCTTCCCGCAGACGGGAGACAGCTTCGCGCGCATCGGGGCAAATGGCGCTGATCTCACATCGTTGGCGTCGCAATCGAGCGTCGATGCCGTGCCGACAGCTGCCGAGAATGCGGCTGGCCTGCTCGACCTGACCGATGGGGTCGAAACCGGCCTCACGGTGCGACAGCATCACCGCCTGACGGCCGCCGTCGCCTACGGCAAGAGCACGGCCCTGGGAGGAACAGTCACCTACCGCAACACCGGCGACACCAAGGACCGCGTGGAGGCCACGGCCAACGCCGGCAGCCGCAGCGCCGTCACCCTGGACGCGACCTGAGCCGGGGACCTGCTCCGTCATGGCTTACCGCAACCGCCCCAAGAACTCGCCCGTAGACCCCGAGGACCCGCGCGCTGAAGGTCAGTGCGACCGCTGCGGCATGCTGTGGCCACTGCACAAGCTCACCTGGCAGATGGCCTACCGGGGCTTCAACCCGCAGAGTCTGGGAATACTTGTCTGTCCCACGCACCTGGACCCGTTGAACATCCTCGATGCGCCGCTGATCCTTCCGCCGGACCCCGAGCCGGTCTTCAACGAGCGCTCGCCCACCTATTCGATTGACGAGGCAGGACCGGCGCAGAGCCTGATTGCCACCATCGTCACCGACGAGGTGGTGATCGGGACGGACTTCTATATCGACCTCTACGACGGGGACCCTGAGACGACAGGGGAGAGCGTGCTCGAGGACCTGACGGGCTCCGCAATCCGCACCAACCATGCCGCCAGCATGGGCGCCCCGGTCAGCCTTCTGTCGGCCAACACGGCGGCCATCGAGATCACCGAACTGGCGCCGCAGAGCGCGCGCGTCACTCACGTGGCGGTGTTCGATGCGGCCTTTGAGGGAAGCCTGGTCATGAGCGCACCGCTCGCCAACCCGCAGACCGTGACGATGTTCAACGGGGCGATGTTCGAGGTCGGCGCGCTCAAAGTGAAGCTGGCGCCGATCCTGGGCGACGGCGACTACTTCTCCGACGACTACTTCGCCACGGATTACTTCGCCACCGACTACTTCGCCTGACGCACCCGCACATTGAGCGAGCATCCATGACCGCTGCACCGCCATCTACTGGTAAGCCCATCACACTGCCCACCCAGCTGGGCATGGAGAGGGTCGGCGCCGCCCGCTATGCGGTGTGGCGCCGCTTCGAGGTGGCGGGGGAGTTCCACGCCCGGCACATCGAGTGCGCCAACCCGGCCTATGGGTTCGCGCAGCTGCATGCGTGGGAGGCCGGTATCCGGCTTGACGCAGCGCGGGCGCGGGCGGCGTCATGAGTCTCACCTACCCGACGTACGTCGGCGCGCTCGCGGAACTGTGCGTCGTCGCGCCCGACAACGCCAACTTCCTGACCGCTGTGCCGCTCGCCATCGACTATGCGGAAGGGCGGATCTCCCGCGAGCTCGACATGCTGTCGGCGCAGGTGCGGGATTCGTCCGCCGCGTTCACGGGCAACAACCGCAACCTGACGCTCCCCACCTCCATCGGCCGGTTCCAGGTGGTGGACGGCATCAACGCCGTCACCCCGGCCGCGACCGAGCCGGACAGCGGGGTGCGCGTTCCCTTGACGCCCGTGAGCCGCGACGTGCTGGACATGATCTATCCCAGCAGCTCAGGCGCCGGGGTGCCGTCCATGTTCGCCTACCTCTCCCAGTCCGACGTGGCGGGACAGGCGCATATCATCGTGGGGCCGTGGCCAGACGCCGCCTACCGGGTGGAGGTGATCGGCAAGGTGATCCCGCCGGCCCTGTCCCAGAGCAACTCCACCACGTTCCTGTCCACGTACCTGCCCGATCTGTTCCTGGCGGGGAGCATGGTGTTCATGTGCGGTTGGATGAAGAACTGGGGGAGTCAAAGCGATGATCCCAGGTCCGCGCTCTCATGGGAGCAGCAGTACACGACGCTACGGGAGAGTGCGGGCACGTGGGAGGCGCGAAAGAGATTCGCCGGGGCGTCGTGGACGCCCAAGCAGCCCGAGCCGACAGCCGTTCCGCAGCGGGGATGACAATGATCAACGATCCTGCCGTGGTGATCGAGGACGATGCGGACGGCAGCGTGACCGTCGTCCCGCCGTTCCCGGCGCTCAATTCGTCCGAGGTGGTGGTTGCGTTCCGAGGTCCCGAAGGGCCGCCTCTAAGCGTTCGATGGCTTTCCGGGCAAGATTTTGATCCATGGCAATCTGGACCGGCGCGCCGCTTCTGGTGGAAAACTCAATCACTGCTGCGCCGTCTGCGGTCCCTGTTCTGCAATCGATCGCGCGGTGAGCTTCCACGACTGCAAGCGGTTGCCCCGGTATCAGCTGTTGCATCCTCGCCGCTGCCGCACCGGCATGCACGATGGTCTGTACCAGCGTGGAGACGGTTTGGAAGACGCATCTCAGCGTCTCTTGCGATCCGTCGTCCATCTCCAGATCAATCTCAATCGCATGCCCAGCCTCAATGGCGTTGGTGCGAATGACTCGCTTGATGGTTCTCATGCCTTGGTACTCCTACGCTTGGACTGTTTCTCAACCCGCCCCACGTGCTCCTCCAGGGCGAAAATGACGTAGGTGGAGACCGACCGCCGCTCTGCGGCGGCCAGCCGCTCCAGTGCGGCCTTCAGCTCCTTGGTGATGCGGAAGGACAGGGTTTGCGTTCGGGCGGTCATGATCTGGCGGTCCGGCTGGTGACGGCGATGCTCGCGCGTTCTCTTACATAGTGAGCGCAACGAAAAGCGCAAGGACGAAAGGCTCAACCCCGCGCCATGCCCGTAACGATCAACAAGGGCCTCTCGGTCCAGACCAGCGGATCGAATCCGGGGATGTGGGGCGCTGGGTCCTCAGAGGCCCTGAACGAGGGCGTGTTCGAGCCGCTCGACGATATCCTGGGCGGCCTCAACACCGTCGCGCTCACCTCCTCCAATGTCGATCTGACCCAGGCCCAGGGCTGGCGCCTGATCCAGAGGCTGACGGGCGCGCTGCTGGCCAACGTCACCGTCACCAGCCCCAACATCGGCTTCAACCTCATCGAGAACGCCACCACGGGGAACTTCACCGTGACGTGGCGGTTTACGGGGGGCGTGGGGGGAACGGTGGTGGTGCCGCAGGGCACGCGGGCGCTGGTCTTCGCCGACGCCACCAACGGGGTGCGCTTTGCTACCCAGGCCCTCGCCAACGAGGCGCTGATCCTCTCGCGGAGCGCCAACGACACCAACGAATACGAGGTGCTGTCGCTACGGTCGGGGAACGGGTCGGGCAACAAGGGCTCGGACCGGATCGTGGGCTCCGGGTCCAACGCGGTGGCCGAGCGGCGGCGCTATATCGGCTCGACCGAGATCGAGCGGCTGACCACGTCGCTGGCCTTGATGAATATCCTGTTCGGGGTCGGGGGCAGCATCCGGCTGAGCCCGAGCGGGTTCCTGGACCTGACGGAGATAGCCGCGCCGGCGAATCCATCGGCCAACGTGGCGCGCTTCGGCGTTGTGGATGAGGGCGGCACGACTAACGCCACATGGCGCGACTCGGCTGGCGTCGTCAGCGGTCTCAGGGTCGCCTCGGCTGCAGAGATGGAGGCGGCAACTTCGCTGCTACGCCATGTGCCGCCGGGACGGCAGCACTTCCATCCGGGGCACCCGAAGGCGTGGGGGCGAGCGGCGGGCGACGGGACGCTGGTGTCGGGTTCCTACAACGTCGCCTCGGTCGTGCGGAACTCGACTGGCAACTACACGGTGGCGCTCACCAACGCCATGGCCAATACAAATTATGTTGCGAAAGCCGATGTTGCCGAGGCGACAAACAACCGGTCGGCTGCGGCGGCTGTCGCAACGACATCAACCTTTACCGTGATCACGTCCCAGAACACGACTGGGAACCTGATCGATGCGGCGTTTAGCTTTGAGGTGTTCGGTGACATGCCGTAGTCCACGCTCTCGTGCCAGCGTCTCGGAGATGAGAGCTAGTCCGCATTTGGTGCACTCGGAAGCACCTTCGGCGATGTCACGGTGGTGGCGGCGGTGCATGAGCCTGCACCAATTGGCCTTCAGGTCTTCAATCATCTGAGCAAGGCCTTCTGACAAATAACTCTCCCACCACACCACGCCGTCCCCGCCACAGTCAAGCGCAAGTCAGCCGACCTGACGCAGGCCCGTCCACAGGGGTTCGTTTCCGCCCATGCCCATGCAGAACCCTACGCCGACGAGCCGTTAAAAGTGGCCCGATGTCCACGCACAGCGGACGGCGTGAACCATCCTCAAAGCTTGTCGTGACAGTGCTTGCAGCCGGCTGTTAGGCTCCAAAAAGGAGCAATGGGAGGGATTGTGATGCTTACCGGTCCGAACGCGCTAGCGCTTGAATACCAGGCTATGTATCGGGACTCCCTTGGGAATTTGAGGCTCGCTCACGGCATTGACGAGGCCGACGGATGCCGCCCAAGCTGCGTCTTTGGTCCTGGCTTCCGTGAAAAGCTGGACGACATCCCCGGACTGCAAGGATGTGTGCTTGCCGATGATGTCGGCGATCCTCTTGTGGTCCGCCTCAATCGAGTTGAGGCGCTCCCGTAGGAGCTTGTCATCCAGCCTGAGCTGGCCGTTCAGGTCGAAGCCGACGCCGTGGAACATGAAGGTTGACTGAGGGCAGGCATAGCGCTCGGCCCCCGCAAGAAAAACGACGTTGCCGATCGAGTCCACATTCCCGACGTTGTGGGTGACGATCTTCACTGGCAGCGCGCGGAGCGTATTGTAGATCGTGCACCCGTGCATCACGGAGCCGCCGGGTGTTGAAAGGAAGATATGGATCTCAGTGGCGCCCTGATTGCACAGGGTAGCCAGCGTCGCGATCAGACTCTCCGTCGTATTCGGATTGATCTCCGCAGAGAACGAGACGTAGTGGACGCTCATCGCGACTGATCCTTTGGCCTGTTGGCTGAGTGGAAACTGCCTTACCCGAAATCTGGGGTTGAGCCCAACGGTCCCGACCGGCCCGGTGCCGGGTTTGTGGGAGAATTTCCACAAACCCTCGCTCTCGGCTCCGGCGAGTCAGCGTGTCCCGCGTTCTACGATTGTTCCATGCGCAACACAAGGCGGCCGGTGGGCTGGTCCACTGCCTGATCCACGCACCCCATGCCCATGCAGACCCTGCGCCTGCGCCCCGGCGTCAATGCCGAGCTGACACCGTCATTGGTGGAAGCCGGCATCGCCGAGTCGCGGCTGATCCGCTTCCGGGCCGGGCTGCCGGAGAAGCTCGGCGGCTGGCGGCGGTTCTACAACAACGCGGTCGGGGGAGTGCCCAAGGCGCTGCATGCCTGGCTGGACCTCAACGAGGTGAAGCGCCTGGCGGTGGGATCGACCGAGATCCTGGGGGCCATCTCGGGGACCCAGGGCTCGAGGGTGCTGACCGACCTCACCCCGCAGACCAGGGCCTCGGGGCTCGATTCGGGCAACGACCGCTTCACCAAGGTGCTGCTGCACTTCGATGGGGCGGATGCGTCCACCACCATCACGGACTCCAACCGGGGAGGATCGGCGCACACGTGGACGGCGGCCGGTAACGCCCAGATCGACACGGCGCAGAGCAAGTTCGGTGGGGCGTCGGGGCTGTTCGATGGTACCGGCGACTGGATCACGACGCCGGACAGCGCGGATTTCGCGCTGGGGGCTGGGGATTGGACGGTCGACCTCTGGTTTAACTGCAATGCGGCTGGCGGCACGGTTGAGCGGTTGGCGGGACAGTGCGACTCCACACCCACCGATGCATCGTCCTCATTTCGCATATTGAGAACCGCAGGCAATCTCATTGCTGCGTCAACGCAAGTCGGCTCTACATCATTCGCGGTTACAGGCACCACTCAGTTTACGAATGCCGTCAACACTGGCTGGCATCACATGGCATTTGTTAGGACCGGCGACATACTCAGGCTGTTTATCGACGGCGTGCAGGAAGGTGGGGATGTTGCGATAACTGGCACCGTCAACGACAGTTCGAATGCTCTACGTGTCGGCACAACTGGAGAGGTAACGACCGACCCCTGGACCGGCTGGATCGACGAGTTCCGCCTGTCCGTAGGGGTGGCACGCTGGACGGAGAACTTCACCCCTCCCAGCGTCGGCTACTACGCCCCCACCTTCTCCACCACCAACCTCTCCCCCAACGTCGTCATCGAGGACCTGACCCTTTCAGGCGCCATCACCGAGTTCGACTCGGTGGAGTTCAAGACCCCCATCTCGGTGGGCGGGCTGATCCTGTCGGGCGTCTATCCGGTCGCCCTGACGCTCGGGGCCAACACCTTCCGCATCGTCGCGGGCGCCAACGCCACGGCCACCGTCAACGACGGCGGGGCGGTGCCGGTGTTCGATTCCACCTCGGGGACCGCGGCCATCGCCGTGACGCTGGAGGACCACGCCCTGTCGCTGGGGGGCAAGATCAACTTCCCCATCTCCACCACGGTGGGCGGGGTGCCTGTCTTCGGCACCTACGCCGCGACCGCGGTCGGCAGTGTCGACGAGTTCACCATCGCCGGGGCGACGCTGGCGGGCTCCACCGAGACGGTGGCCATGAACGACGGGGAGCCCTACCTCGTCTATCACATCGCCATCGGCCCGGTGCCTGCGGCCACGGGCTACAGCATCGGCGCCTATTCGGAGGGGACATATTCCATCGGCGCGGCCGTGGCGGCCCAGACGGGAGATCCCATCGATGCGCCGGACTGGAGCCTCGACAACTGGGGCGAGATCCTGCTGGCCAACCCGGAGGGCATGGGCCTCTACCAGTGGCAGCCCAACACGGGGCTGCAGAACGCGCGGCTGATCTCGGGCAACGGGGCACCATCGCAGTGCACGGCCGCGTTCGTGTCGATGCAGACGCAGATGCTGATCGCACTGGGGGCAACGGATGCGATCGGCATCGGCAACGACCGCGACCCACTCCTGGTGAAGTGGACCGACACGGGGGATTTCACGGACTTCCAGCCGGGCGTCGCTTCGCTTGCAGGCTCGCGGCGCCTCTCGACGGGCTCGCAGATCGTGGGCGGCATGGCCTCCACCAACCAGGAGCTGATCTGGACCGATCTTGGCCTGTGGGCCATGTCCTTCCTGGGCTCGCTCGCGGCCGGGGTGTGGGGGTTCAACGAGATCGGCTTCAACTGCGGGCTGATGGGCAAGCATGCCAGGGTGCGGCTCGGCTCCAATGTCTACTGGATGGGCCAGTCCAACTTCTTCGTGCTGACGGGGTCCGGGGTGGCGGTGATCCCCTGCACCGTGTGGGATGCGGTGTTCCAGGACATCAACCGGGAGATCGACGCGGAGTATCTCGCCGCCACGGGCGTGGAGCGGCCGTATGCGGCCAAGTCGTTCGCGTGGGCCAACACGCCGTTCAACGAGGTGTTCTTCTTCTTCCCGCGCGCCTCCACCGGGGCGACCGAGCCGGACTATTACGTCAAACTCAACGTCGCTGAGGGTTGGGATCACGGCCCGCTCGCTCGCTCCGCCGGCATCGACCAGTCCATCGTCGGCATGCCCATCTCGGCGTCGCCGGCTGGCGTCATCTACGAGCACGAGACGGCGCGCGATGACGACGGGCAGCCGATCACGGCGTACATCGAGTCCGGATGGTTCCCCATCGCAGAAGGGGAGTATAAGGTCTTCCTCGATTGGGTCCTGCCTGACATGAAGTGGTCAGAGCGCGGCGGGTCTGAGAATGCCAACGTGACCATCCAGTTCTACAGCCGCGACTATCCCGGCGATGAGGATGGTGAGCGGACCTACGGGCCGTTCACCGTAACGAAGGCGACGAAATTCATCTCCCCGCGGCTGAGGGGTCGGCTTGCGAAGATCCGGGTGGGGAGCAGCGATGTGGGGTCGTTCTGGCGGCTCGGTGCGATCCGCTACAGAGCGGCGCCGGACGGGAAGAACTGAGGGGGCGCGGCGATGGCGACACCTCTGGCTGTGCTCCAGCTTGCGCGGCGGTATGCGGATGGCGGGAGTGCGCCGCCGCTTGTGGATGACATCACGCTGGCCGGTGGCAGCATCACGAGGGATCGGCGTCCGAGCGTCGGCCCGCTGCCGCCGCCATCGAGCGGTCAGCAGTTAGCGACTTGGCTCGCATCGCGGGGCTGGCCCCGGTGGCAGGCCGACCGCATCGGCCTGGCTGCCGGCTTCACGCCGATGGCTGCCGGATACGACGCGGGGCAAGCGGCTGGGCGAGGCGACTGGCCAGGGGCTGGGCTAGCGGCTTTTGGCGCGCTCCCGGCCGCTCGCCTCCCAGCCAGCCTCAGAGCTACGGCACGGCATCGGTTTCACGATCTCAACGATGCCCAATTGAATGACCTGAGCCGCTGGCTGACGGGCTCCTATCACGATCTTCGTCGCGGCGTGCACGGCCTGCCAGAGGATGTAGCACAATCCGCTTTGCGCGTGTGGCCAGATGATTTTGGTCTCCGCCTGGATAACGCCATCTATGGCCCAGGGCGCTACGCTTCTCACTCAAGAAGTCGGGTCGAAGGTGATGTGGGCACTCCGCTTGGCGGGACATCCGCCTACCGCATCCGCGATATTGAGGATCCACAGGCCGTCTTTGAAGCGCTTGACCACGCTCGCTACGCGAGCAGGGATTGGCTCGATGCTGACAGGCTAACGCTTCTGGGCGAGCGAAGCTCCTCCGCGCGCATGCTCGACGCCGGGACCGATCTCGGCGAGTTTTTGTTTAGGCACCCGTTAGTAATCCAGCAATGGCGTGTCGGGAGGTCGGGTGCAGACTGGCGGCGCTGACTCATTCGAGCGCCTGCAACGCCAGCACAATCAGCCGCGGATACCGAAACCCGCGCCCTTGCTCGATCCCTTCGATGGTGCGCGCCGGAATGCCTAGCACGGTTTCAGCTAACTGAACGCTGGTGTCGGTCTTGACCCGCCAGTCCTTGAGCAGGTTGGCCAGCTCGGCCTTGTCCGTTTCCGTGCTGGCAAGGTCCAACTCCGGTGGGTCGTTTGGGTCTGCTCCCGCCTCTTTCAGGGCCGCGCGGATTTTCCGGTTGTCGAGCGTCCGCAGAGCGCCGCGCGCGTACATGGCATAGCTGCCGGTGCTTGAGTTGTGCATGAGGAGCCCGCGCTCACCGTCGCTGGGATGCTCCACCTGTCCCACCAGGACGTGCCCCCTGGGAAGGGGAAAACGTGTCGCAAGCATGCGTTGAATGGGCGAGAGGGTCAGGTCGATAAGCATCGGTCGGCTCCATGAGATTTAGCAGTATCGCAGTCAATATATACGCGCGTCGCGTAGTCTTGTCTACGCGCAACGCGTAGATAAAGCGGAGAACCGCGAATGTACCCTGCAGCGCCGGTAGGCCCGACTGGAGCCCCGGTCCAGTCCATCGCCTCGGCCACCGCCTCACAGGTGAAGGACACCGAACGGGGACTGCTGAACCAGCTGGTGGGGAAGATGGTGGACGACGTAGGGACGCAGAGCGCGGCGCTGGTGACGGCGCTGGAGGCGCTCGCGGCCGCGATCGAAGCCAAGGTGTCGGTGTGAATGCGCTCGATCCCCAGCTTGCGGGCGCGACCGTCTCCACCACTGAGGCGACCAACGCCAAGATGCTCACGCAGGTGGTGGGCAAGCTGCTGGAGGCCCTGCAGGGGGGCAGCGCGGACCTGATAACGGCGATTGAGGCGGTGACGGCGGCGGTCGGGGCGTTGCCCATTTACGAACAGGGCACGTGGACGCCGGCGCTCACATTCGCCACGCCGGGAAATCTCGTAGTCGCCTACAGCGTGCAGGCCGGCGAATACGTGCGGTTGGGCAATCTGGTCATCGCCCAGTTCCTAATCACCACCTCCACATTTACACATACCACTGCAAGTGGCGACGCGCGGATCACCGGTCTCCCGTTCACGAACGGAGCATTGACCAGGCGCGGTCCGCTGTCTTGGCAGAGGATTACGAAGGCGGGCTACACCGATATCGCTGCAGCGCTCACGGCAGGCGCGAACATCCTGATTCTCCAAGCGTCTGGGAGCACCTTGGATGTCAGTCAGGTAACTGCTGCCGATATGCCGACCAGTGGGGTCGTGATCCTTGCAGGCACCATCGTCTACCGTACAGCATGAACCACCCATGTCCTTCATAGACCGCCTCATCGCCATCGAATCCGGCGGCAACCCGTGGGTGTGGAACCGCCATGTCTGACATGGACCGCATCACGCTCGGCCGCCGCGTCTACGATTACTTCGTGGCGCGCGGGCTCGCGCCGCATCAGGCTGCAGCCTTCGCCGGCAACTGGGCATGGGAAGGCGGTGGACGCACGGACCTCGTCAATCCCGGCGACAACTGGCGCAATTCCCCCCGCGCGCCGCACTCCATCGGTCCGGGCCAGTGGAACGACCGCTCGCCGGCGCTGGTCACGTTCGCGCGCCGGCGTGGGGTGGATATCCCGGAAGGGGATCTTCGCGATGTCGGCTATGCCCGCGATGTCGCCCGCCGCGTGCCCCTCGACGCCTACCTCGACTTCGCGTGGGATGAGATGCAGGGCCCCGAGGCCCGCGCGCTCCGCGCCGTCAGCGCCGCACCGGACCTGCGCACGGCGACGGCCGGCGCCATCGGCTATCACCGGCCGGCCGGGTTCACGTGGGCCAATCCCTATGGCGGTCATGGATTCGAGGACCGCCTCGGGTTGGCGGAGCGCATTCTCGGAGCGGGTCGCGATGTTGAGCCGGCTGCTGCGGCGACCGTGGTGGCATCGGCGCCTGCCGCGCGCCCGCTGCCTCCCGCCACCGCATCCGCCCTGACCGGCATGCCGGCGATCCCCGCCGGCATCGCCGCGGAGATGGGAGCTCCCGGCGCCGGGGATGCCCAAGGCGGCCCACAAGACGGCTCGCGGGGACTGCAAGGCCCAGGGATGCAGGGGGTGGGCCGGTATCTCGCCGGCATGCTTGGCGGGGCAGGGCGCGGCGGCGAGGCGGATGAGGGCCAGCGCGACGTGCTGGGGTCCCAGCTGCAGCGCCAGCAGGTCGCCTTGACGGATCTGACGGCGCAGCTGCTTCGCCCCCAGAGGTACTATCGTGACGGTGGCCGTGTCGATGGCGAGGATGCGCGGCGCATCGCTGTCGCGCTCAGGATCGCCGCCAGGAAGACCGACACCAGCCCCTCCGACGCCGCAAAGGAGTCGGGGCGATACGCCAAGGGCACCTTCTCCTGGCACGGACTGAAGATCGCGATTGAGAACCCCAAGGGGTCCACCCGGTCGGGCGTGGACAAGGGCGGCAAGCGCTGGTCGGTGAAGATGCCGGCCACGTACGGGTTCGTGCGCGGGACGGAGGGGTTCGACGGCGACGCGGTCGATGTCTACGTCGGCCCCGACCATGCGTCGTCCAAGGTGTTCGTCATCGACCAGGTCGAGGCCGACACCGGCAAGTTCGACGAGCACAAGTGCTGCCTGTCCTATGCGAGCAAGGAGGCGGCGCTCGCCGACTATCGCAAGGCGTTCTCCGACGGCAAGGCGGATCGGCGCATCGGTGCCGTCACCGAGATGGGCGTGGACGCGTTCAAGGCGTGGCTGAAGTCGCCCGCCAAGACGGGAAAGCCGGCTGGCCGGATCGCACCGCGGCGCTATGCCGATGGTGGGTCGGTGCGGCCCATCGGGATTTCCGCGCTCGACGTTGCGCGGGCCTATGCAGGGTATGGCATCTGACAGGAAGGAAAAGAGACATGCGTAAGCTGGCGAGGAAGATCATCCTGTGGGCCTTGAAGCCTCAGTTCAATGACAGTCTGGGCAAAGTTACGGCGATCTTCGATCCTGAGCCCCTTGTAGCTCATGGCGGAGTTGGTCGAGGAAGCCGTCCAGGTGCGCTGACACCATAGTCCAGGCGATCTCTGCCTCCGGCGTACCGTCCTTGCGGATGCCGGCTTCGAGGCGGCCACTGAAGCGTTGTGCCCAAGCGTCGAACGTTGCGACCGGATCAGCGGTGTCCAAGAACGTGTCGCGGAACAGCGCCCGGACGAGAGCCTCCAGCACCACCACTTTCGCTGTCAGCAGACTGAAATCGTTGGCCACCGGCAACTCCCAACGCAACGCACGCCGCGTGGTACATACCAAGAACGCGCTGCGGTTTCAAGGAACGCCCCATGCCACTCCTACCGGGAAAGAAGAACGTGGGACGCAACACTGGCGAGCTGATGGGGAGTGGCCGGGGCCAGCGGCAGGCCGTGGCGATCGCGCTCGATGTGGCACGACGGCGTGGGAAGTCTGGCCCTCCTGCATCGAACGGCCGGGCCCATGGCGGACGAGTCCTCGATATGCGGGGCGGGGGAGCCGTGCGGGGGTATCAGGACGGGGGAGAGCCGGAGGCGCCGCTGAGCGACGGGCCTGTTCCTATGCGGCCTGTGCCGCCGGAGTTCGAGCCGGTCTCCCGGTTTGGCGACACCTTCAGCAACCCCTACAGGTACGGGTCCGTCGACTACGCAGAGATGGGCCGGCATTCTCCCGGCGGCCGTCCGCCGCTGGATACACCGGTCACCGACTACTTCCTCGGTGAGGACTCGGACCGCCCGGGGCTGCGCGCGGCCGAGAGGGTCATGCGCGACATGGGCCGGGGCGTCGTCATGGGCGGGCCTGAAATGGTTGCTGCCGGCCTTGGCAATCTTGAAGGGGCTGTCGATGAGGGCAGCGTTTCCAGAGGCGCAGGTGCTCTCGGGCAGATCGGCCTTGGCGCAGTAAGTCCGGTGCTGCCGGCGCTGCGGCCGTTCCAGCGGGCGTTCGCTGCGCGGCCGGTGGCCACCTCGGTCGGAACGGGGGCAACGTTCGGCGGTGCGTCCGTGTTGGCGGAGCCGGGGTCAGCTTCGGCGCAGGCGCCAGCGGCAGCACCCGACACCGAGCGGGCCAGGACCCTGGCCACCGAGGTATCGCAGCTCGGCCAGCAGGCGGAGGCGGCACGGCAGCTTCGAGAGAGAAACCGGCCGGCCGGTGTCGGCACCCCGTCGGCCAAGCATACCCAGTTCCACGATGCCGACGCAGAATATAGGCGTCTTATCGGCGAGCAGAATGCAGCGCGGGTTCTGCTCAAGGCCGAGATGGACAAGGGCACCCCGGAGTACCGGGCGCGCGAGGCGGCACAGGGCGACCGTGAGCGCCAGGTGCGCGAGGCCGTTGCGGCCCGGGACAAGCTGCTTGGTGAGGCACCCAGGCCGTTCCAGCAGGAGTTCGGCGCGACCGGGCGCCAATGGCCGCTTGCACCGGTCGTGCTCGGCGGCCTGACCGGCTTGGCCCTCGCCCTTCCGGGGACGATCTCGCAGCGCGCGAACTTGAGCCGGTGGAATCGCGCCTTGTCAGAGGCCCAGGGCATTCCCCATCCGAGCGTGATGCAGCGGCTCACTGGGCGCGCGCCGGGACCGGTAGCGCCGGAGCGGCAGGCCACCGCCATGGAGACCGCGCGCCGCTACGCCGAGCGTGACTATTCGCCAGGATACCTCGCTGGGTATGGGCTCCCCGTGGGCCTTGGTGCCGTCGAAGGGGCGGGCTCCGTCTTCCTGCCGAACTACTACAACATGACGAACCTGCCGTCGGAGAATCCGGAGTGGACGGCACTTCAGGCCGAGTACAGGAATCTGCCCGAGGGCCATCCACGCCGGGAGCAACTGAAACGGATGCTCGAGGATGAAACCACGCTGACGCGGCGGAACCTGCGGCAGCAGCAGGCGGAAGAGTTCTTCTCGACCGGCCGCTGGATGCCGGCCATGGGTGGCGCGGCAGCAGAGGGTGCCACCATGGGAGCGATCGGCGCGACAGCAGGGCGGCTGGCACGTCCCTATGGATCGACGTGGAACCGGATGCGCGACGAGACGCACGCTATTGTAGATCCGCGACCGCCGCCAGGACCGCGTGGGCCAGAACCGACAGGACCGTCAGGGGGAGCAGGATCGTCGTCCCCCACGCCGCCACCCCCAGCAGAACTGGGTTTGGCAAGGCTGCCACTCCCAGAGGGAGGACCAGGATCAGGAACGCCGCCGCGAGGCCCATCAGGACCAACGTCCACCGGTACAGGACCGCGGCCCATTGAGCCGCTCGACAATCCGCCGGTGCCGACTGGTGCATCATCGCCTCCCGTCATTGTGCGCGGCACAGATCGCCTGGGCCGACGCTATCACTATGATCCGGCGACCGGGCACCGCACGTCTGGACCGCGCAAGCCGAACCCCGACGACGGCAACCGTGACGGGGGCGCCATCAACCGGCGCCGCGGCGGGGTGGTGGAGAGAGCGCTCGCCGTCGCGCGCAAGTACGCCGACGGCGGGGCTGTCTGGTAAACTACGCACAGGCTTTTCCTCCTGACAGAATCTGCCCGGCATCGACAAAGGCAGAGAGACTGCGCCGATCAGCGGCCAGGTCTGGAGGTGGCGACGCCGATTGCGGGTTGGATGCAATGCCTGGATACAGGGTGCGGTCGAATGCATTGCTGATCCAGGCGGCGACCATGGTGAGCGCAATACCTAGCGCAAGACCAACGATGGCTCCGTGCAAGCCGCCGAGCAACGCACCAAGGATCAGCCCTGCGAAGACATTCAAGCCGGGGATGAGCATCAGCGCCACAGCGCCGAAAATCGCGATTTGAACTATGTCCATAAAGGCCACTCCCTCACTCTGCGTAATGTAGGTGCGACACTCCCCTTCCTGCAACCCTGAACGTAAGCGGAACCACATCACATGACCGCCATCACCCCGGCTCGCGTTCTAGCCGCCGCCTCTCTTGCCTTCGCCGCCGAAAACGCCGGAGTGGGTCTGCTCAACGATCCTGAGCGCTTCGATCGTGAGTTCGGGCGGGGCGCCTTCGCCCAGACGGAGAGCGATGTCCTCGATCTTGCTCGCGGATTCGTCGAGCGATTTGCGGACACAAGCCTCAAGCGCGGGCGACATGCGAGCGAGATTGCGGCACAGATGCGTGATGATCGTGAGATGGGCGAGGCTGTAGCCCTGCAGGTTGTCGCCCGGCCTGTCGTCCATGACGTTTCTCCAACGCAGTACCACCAAGTGACAAGGAGCCCCAAGGCATGACCGCCATCGCCTCGCCCGCCAACGATCCCATTCTCCTTGAGGCCGTTCTGCGCGGTCACCTTGCCGGGGTCTTTGCAGACCTACCGCCGTTCCCGTCGCAGTTCACGCTAACTGCTCTGCTTGGGCCGAACGGTGAGCTCCACGTCGAAGACGATGCGCTTGATGTCTCTGGCGCCCCCATCGTCGATGCACAAGGCGAACCCAGGCGGGGTGAAATTGATGTCGAGGCTGGGCTTGCCGATGCAGACGCCCTTCTCGAACGCTTCCGCAAATGCCGCCGGCCTGATGAGGTCCTGTTTACGAGTGTTCGTCTTGACGAGTAGGTTCGTCAGCATCTGGCCCATGCTGAATAGGATGCCGGTCTCAGTCTGCCGGAACACGGGCGTGTCAGCCTGAGCGCCGTCGATCCGAACAGCCGATCCGTCGCGAAGCTCTACATCGGCGCCCAGAATTCGGTTGGATACGTCGAATGCGACGCGTGTCCATTGATCCTTCACGGCAACGACTCCTCTTACGCGCAGAACAAAACGCGCACACCCGTAGCACGCTCGGCACCTGAGCCTCAATCCAATCGGCGTGGGACCTTTCACCGATGCCCTACACTGCACCCGACCGGCCCTATTCGTTTCCCATCTCGGAATACACCACGCCCGATGAGATGCGTCAGGAGCGTGTCTCGCAAGCGCTGGGGTGGGATACGACGCAGCCGTCGGCACGGTTCAGAGAAACGCTCGTTCGGCATCTACCGGCTATGTTGGGGTTCATCGGCCCCCGCGTGTCCGTTGCTCCTCGTGTTGCGCCGGGAAGCCCGACGCCTACGCCTCCCGTGGATAGGTTTGGTGGCGACCCGAGAGTAACGGCGATGCTGCAACGACTGCAACAGAACGGTCGGCCGACGCAGGGCCAGCGCGACCTCTACGAATTGACGCCGGCAACCAATCCGCACGAAGCGCGTGCGGTGATGATGGATGACAGCCATCGCTCGATGCTCGATCCCGTGCGCAGCCAGCGTTTCTGGGATGCGCCTGACCTTCATTCTGCGAGGCCGTCGTCGGTGCCGCCGTCCAATGCCCCGCAGATCGGTCCGACACAGCCGCAGCGCGACTTCCATGCACTCAATCCAAACACCTCGCCTGAGGTGGCCTTTGGGCGTCGCGCGTCTGACCCGGTGCAGCATGCTCGTTATTGGCGGGGTCTGCGCGAGATGAACCCGAGCCGAGATCCACTCTTTGGAGGGACCTTCGAGAACCTGCCGCGCCCGCCGAACAACAGGCTGCATGCCGACGGCGGAGCGGTCGGCCAGGCCCTCTCCATCGCCCGCCGCTATGCCCAGGGCGGCACCGTGGAAGGTCCGATTCTCGGCCCCACAGGGGGGCGCGAGGACGCCATCCCCATCTCCGTCGCGAGCGGCAGCTACGTCGTACCTGCGGACGTTGTAGCGGCCTGCGGCGACGGCAACACGCTGGCGGGCATGAAGACGCTGGAGCGGATGATGGGCGGCTCTGTCCGGTCATCCGGTGTTGCTGGTGCGCCCATGGCCTCCGGCGGCGCCGTGCCGATCCGCATCAGTGACGGGGAGTACGTCGTGTCGCCTGAGCAGGTGGCCCAGATCGGCGGCGGGGACATGGCACAGGGCCACCGTGCCCTGGATGCCTTCGTGCGAAGATCGCGGGCGGAGCACGTCAAGAAGCTGAAAAGCCTCCCCGGACCTGTGAAGGGGTAGAGGCGATGGCAACGCCACTCGCCGTACTGCAACTCGCGCGGCACTACGCCGACGGCGGGCGTGTCGGGCCTCCGCTGCCGCACACGACGCTGACGGGCGATCCTGTGCGGGTGGACCGGCCGCACATGGGGCCGCTCCCGGATGAGCCGCCGAGCCAGAGGCGGTTCACGGACTGGCTCGCCTCGCGCGGGATGCCGGCCGGCATGGCGCGATCGATTGGGTCCTGGGCGCCGTGGACGCCGTGGGGTGGGGCGTATGACGCGCCGTCAGTGATCGGGCATGGGATTGAGGAAGGCAACCCGGTGGCCGTGGGGCTCGGGGCGCTGGCGGCGCTGCCGTTTGGAGCGCGAGTCGCCAGATTGCCATCCGGTCGAGGAGGCGGGTATAGTGGAGCTATGGGTCAGACCCTGTACCATGGCGGTCGCGATATCGGTGACGAGGGCGTTCTCAGACGAGGAAACGCGGGCTATCCGGGGTCCGGTCAAGACTCAGGCGCTATCTTCCTGACGCCCAGCCGCGAGTACGCCGAACAATATGTCAGACCTACCAGGGGTGCCCTTTATGAAGCGCGATTGAATCCCGATGCTGAGCGTATTTTTGACGCCGCCAACCCCCAGCACCTTCAGGATCTGCGCGCCGCTTATGAGCGCGCATTCAGGCGCGGCGATTACGACAGCCTGGATGACGCGCTCGCTGACCATGGGCAGGCCGCTGCAGCAATAAGGCATAGTCTCGCCCACGGTGCCCCTGATTGGGCGACTCTGTCCCAGTATCTCCAAGAGGTAAGGGACGCCGGGTTCTCTGGCGCCAGGTTCGTCGAACGCCCTGGCGCAATCAGCAGGTTGCCGGATGGCTCCTGGGATGTCAGCGGCGCTCCCGTCTACTCATATGGCATGTTCAACGATGTGCCGGTGCGGAGAGTGACCCGCTAAGCGCCGCTCCGATAGCCGCCGTTCCGATGGCCGGATGTGCTGCAGCATCCTCCCTCATGGGCGAACGCCCGCAATAGTCCGTGAAGGGGTATAAGGCTCATGGCCCCTCTCTCCGCCCTCCAGCTTGCCCGGCACTATGCCGCCGGCAGCGCCCCGCCGCCGCTGCCGCCCGATATCACCAATCCCCGAAGCGAGTGGGCCGAGCGCATCACCCGGCGGCAGGTGCCGGAGCCACCCATCTATCCCATGTCCCCATGGATGCCGCGCATGCCGGACACGGCAGTCCACGGACGGGTGATCGATCCCGACGAGATGAGGCGGACCCAGGAACTGGCGCGGGACTACCCAACCGAGATGACGGAGAGCGGGGACTTCTTCGCGCTTATGCCGCCGCCTCGCGAGGCGCCGCCCGTGTCGTCGTCCGGCGGATGGGAGACCACGGTCACCCCTGAGCAGCCATCGGGATGGACGACAGAGGTGCGGCCCTACGCCGACGGCGGGACGCCAGCGCGCCCGGCGCGAGGGGCCGGCTACGCCTTCGAGAACGGATAACCCGGTCATCGACTTCATCCGGCAGATGAACAGGGGCGATCTGCCGTGGCAGCAATCCATGTCGGCCTGGTTCCGGGAGCACCCGACGGTGCGAGAGTTTGCCGGGCGTGCCCTCACCGAGCTGCCTCTGGCGCTGCGGTCTCCGCTGGGAGCGCGGATCGGCAACGACGCGGTATGGGCGGCGCGGGTGCCCTCGGGCGTAACTGGCGGGCTTCCCAATCCTCGCCTGTACGTAAGGGATGCCGCGGGCAAGGTTCGCGAGACACGACCTGATGAGTTCATCAATTCAAGCGCCGGCATAGCTCGGTACCACCCGCTGCAAAGCAGATTGGGAACGCGCGCACCTGAAGACGGCTACCTGACGCACGCCAACCGCAATGCGCCGGCCTCCAATCTCAGGACGCCGGGCGAACGCAGATGGTGGCTCGACCGCATCCCAGGCGGCCGCGACTGACCGTCGGTTCCCCAAGGGAAAGAGTCCAAGCTCCGATGCACGGCCTCACCGCCGATCACCCCGGCATGTCCCCACACGTGCGCTTTGCAGGCCTCTGCGACGAGGAAGGCCTGATCGCCATGGTGCGGGAGCTGCACACCGAATCCGGCTTGCGGGACGGGAGCGACAGGCCGCTTCCGCTCAACGAGGCCAAGGTGCGCGCCACCGTGCGGAGAGCCATCCTCCCGCGTCGCAGAGACCCGGACGGCGATGCGGGCCACGCCGCCATCGGCGTGATTGGATCTGTGGGACAGATCGAGGGCTCGGTCTATCTCTCCGTAGAGACCACCTGGTACAGCGAGGCGCCGTTCCTGACCGAGATCTGGAACTACGTTCCCCTGCCCTACCGCCGGTCTGAGAACGCCAAGACGCTCATCGCTTTCTCGAAAGCGGTGGCTTCGACGCTTGGGCTTCCCCTTGTCATGGGCGTCATGAGCACCGAGCGCCAGCCGGCGAAGCTCAGGTTCTATGAGCGGAACCTGGGATGCCGCCCGTTGGGCGCATTCTATCTCTGGAACCCCACCACCGACGGAACCGCATAGGCCATGGGCGTCCTCAAAAATCTTTTCAGCACCGAGCAAAAACAGAAGTCCTCCCAGCAGAGCACCCAGTCCGGGACGTCGCAGAGCAATCTGTTCGACGATCCCCGGTTCCAGGAGGCGCTGTCGGGCTACTTCGGCCAGTTCAGCCCGACCAACCTGGCGGGCATCTCCGACCCCAACGCCTACCAGACGGGGGCCGCGGGGAACCAGGCGCTGGCGACCACCGGCTTGCTGCCGGCCATGCATGTGGCCAACACGGTCGGCACCGAGGGGCTGACGCCGGCGGCGATCGCGGCGCAGATGTCGCCCTACATCTCCTCCGTGGTCAACCCCACCATCGAGGCGCAGGGGCTGCAGAACAGGCAGGCCATCTCCACGCTGCGCGGCAACCAGGCCACGCGCGGCGCGCTCGGCAACACCACGGGATCGGAGGCGGCCTATATGGCCGGCGTGCAGCCCGCACAGCAGGCGCAGATCGCAGGGCTCTACAATCAGGGCTTCGACCGGGCGACGCAGACGGCGCTGCAGGAGATCCAGGCCAAGCTGGGCGCGGCGACCACCGCAGGCTCCCTCACCGGGGTCGGCACGCAGGCCAACCAGGGCCTGTTCGGGATGGGCCAGCAGCTGTGGCAGAACCAATTGGCGCCCTACACGCTCGCGGGCCAGTTCTCGCAAGGGCTGACGCCGTTCCTGCAGGCGGCGGGCATGAACACCCAGGCGGAAGCCCAGGGCACGGGCAACTCGACCTCGACCTCGTCGCCGGGGGCGGGCCTTGTCGGCGCCAATCTGCTGGGTTCCTGGCTCATGTCGGATGCGCGCCTGAAGGACAACATCACCCCGGTCGGCGCCACCTTCGACGGCCTCCCCATCTACAGCTTCAACTTTCCCGGACAGCCGACCCAGATCGGCCTGATGGCGCAGGACGTGGAGAGCCGCACGCCGGAGGCGGTCGGCGAGGTGGACGGGCTGAAGGCGGTGGACTACGACCGTGCCACCGCACCTGCAGCGGCCATGCGGCCCTACCGCGGCGAGGCCTTCAATGCCGGCGGCGCGGTCACGGACCTGCAGCCGGGTGCGGACGGGGTGTGGGGCACGCCGCCGGCCAGCATCGGCGAGGAGCAGCGCGGCGGCGCTCCGGCTTCTGCCGACGACGGCGACGACTTCACCCGCAAGGTGGTGACGGCCTTCCGCGCCTTCCGCGAGATGCGGCGCGAGGGCGGCCGCGTGGGACGGGGCCGGGATGGTGGCGAGGGCGGTGTCGAGCCGGCCGGGCGTCCCGGCTTCAACGTCGGCGGCGCTCCGTTCTGGCCGCTGGCCAGCAACCCGTACGCGGCTCCGTCCGGCGGGTGGGCTGCACCGGAGGCATTGACCCCGTTCTCGGGATCGATCCTCGAGGGCTCCGATATGGCCGCAGGACCGAGCAACGTACCCGATTCGTGGATGCCCGTGGTTGAAAAGGGGGCGGCCGGCACGCAAAAGCGAGGTTGGCAGAAGGCGATGGGCTCCGCGCTCACGAAGCTCGGCAGCTCGAGCGACGGGGCGAGCCAGCGCAACTACGCCGCCGACGGGCTCACCTCGCAGATGGCAAGCCTCGGGCAGTTCGCGCAAGGCCTGGTGCAGCCGCCCCGCTACGACGACGGCGGGAGCGTATTCCCGATGGGTGCCTTCGCGGGCTCGCGTTGGGAAGATCTGCTGCTGCAGCCGCGCTATCGCGGTGGCCGGCAGGACGCTTCGGATGGCGGCGGGCTCGCGCCTTGGGAGCACATATACTGGTACAACCGCGGCACCGATGGTTTGCCGCGTGTCTACCCTGGATCGGGTGGCGGCGACCCGCAACTGGGTCCGGCATTGCTGCCCCCACCGCCGCGAGGGTCGACGATCGGCAACGCGAGCCCCGTCGTCTCCTGGAACCGCTCGCCCTGGATGGGCGGTCCGGAAGCGTCATGGCCGCGCTCGGACCCCTTGGGCGTGCTCGATCCTTACCAGGGCTCGCATGGGGCGGGGACGATCGCAGCCGCGGATCTCCCGCCGACGCTCATGCGCGATGAGTTCCCCGAGAGCGCGACGGACGTGCCGCGGTCCGTCACGGACGATCCATGGCGCGCCTTTACCTCTCCGGCGCGGGAGCTCCCGCCGGGAAGGGGGGAGGCCCTGCCGACCGTCGATTGGGGCGCCACGCCGGCCGAGCGGGCAGCGCAAGGGGGTAGCGACGCACCCCAGGTCGATGGCGACGCCGTCGTGCGGGGAGCGGAGACCGCAGCTGCGGCACGTCCGGGGCCCGACTGGCGCGACAGCCTGGGGCCGTTGGGGGCGCTGATCCCAAGGTATGATCAGGGCCTGCTCGCGGGGGAAGCCCCGACGTGGCAGCAGCGGCTCGGCATGGCGCTCCTGTCGGTCGGTCCCATGGCCGGCGCGGGGCAGGCCCTCTTGGCGCAGTACCAGGAGCGCACCAAGGAGCGGGCGGCCGAGCAGCAGGCCGGCCAGCTCGCCGCGCAGATCGCGCACCAGAACGCCGTCCTGGCCGAGACGCGCCGGCAGCACGATATCCAGGCGGTGCCTGACGTGATCCGGTCGCTGGAGGCGGCGGGGTATGTGAAGGGTACGCCGGAGTTCCAGGAGGCGCTGCGCAAGATCCTGACCAGGGACCGCACGGAGAGTGCCGGCACCGTCGCGCTGGCCCAGGCCGGCGTCAAGGAGCTGACCCAGCGCACCAATGCAGTGGAGTCGGGCCAGGCGCAACTGGGCCTCATCAACCAGATCGAGGCGCTGGCCACCAACCCCAACGTGCCGCAGGGGCGCCTGGCCAACTGGGAGCTCGAAGGCCGGCGCATCGCCAGCGCGCTGTTCCCCGGCTTCAACACCGAGGGCATCCGCGAGGGCGAGGCGCTGCGCGCGCTCTCCAACCGCATCACGCTGTCCTTGCGGCAGACCGGGGACGGGGCGGGCATGCCGGGCGCCATGTCGGACGCCGACCGCAACTTCCTGCAGCAGTCGGCGCCCAACCTCACCAACACCCGCGAAGGCAACATGCTCCTGCTGCGCATCATGCGCGAGACGGAGCAGTACCGCTTGAGGTCGAATACGGAGGCCATCCGCTATTTGCGGGAAAGCCCTGCTGCCTTCGGCGGGCTCGCCGACCACATGGGCCAATGGATGCAGGCCAATCCGATGTCTGCGGTGGTGCCCACGCACGCGGCAACGCGCGAGGAGGCGGCCAGGGTGCTGGGCAGCGAGGGTGGACGGCAAGGGGCGCCCGCTGCGCAGCGTGGGGCCGGGTCGGCAGCAGCCGATGCAAGCCTCCCCGTGCTCACGCCCGACCAGGCGGAGCGCCTTCCGCCCGGTGAGCGCTTCCGCGGCACCGACGGCATCGCGCGCCGCGTTCCCTATCCGCCCGCGCCTGCCGCAACCTCTATCGGTGACATAGGACCAGCACCCTGATGGCCGACGATTACAGCAAATTCGTCACGGACGAAGCCCCGCCGCTCGCTCCTGGCACGGCAGGCCCCCCCGCTATCGTCCCGGAGCGGCCGGCCGACCCCGCCTACGCGAAGTTCGAGCAGGTGTCGGAGCCGACGGGTCCGGGCCTCCTGGAGTCCTTCGGCCGCGGCACTCTTGCCGGGGGTGTGGCCGGCTTCGAGGATGAGTTGGGCCTTGCCTCCCGTGAGCGGCAGACCGCCGCGCGGGAGGCCAACCCCTGGACCTACTTCTTCGGGGAGATGGGCGGGACCATCGTGCCGATGGTGGCGACGGGCGGGGCCGGCGCGCTCGCACGCGGGGCAGGGCTCGGCGCACGCGCCGTGCGCGCGGTTGCAGGCGCCTTCACGCCGGGGCCCATGAACACCGTCCGGCAGGCGGCCACGCAGGGCGCCAAGCTGGGGGCCACCTACGGAACGCTCTCCGGTGCCGGCCATAGCGAGGGCGAGACGCTGCTGGAACGGGGCGCCGACGCCCTCAAGGGCGGCGCCGCCGGCACGGTGCTGGGCGCGCCGATCGGGGCGGCCGGCTATGGCGCCTCGCGCGCGGTCGGAGCCGTCCTCAACCGTGTGCTCCCCGAGCTGTCCCAGGTGCGCGCCGCAGCGAAGGCCCCGGAGTTGCAGGGCATCCGTGACGCCCTGCGGGAGATGGGCTACGACCGCTACACCATCGACGACCTGGCCAGACTGAAGACAAACCTCTCCGACCCTGCCCAGGCGGCCCGCTACGAGGGGCTCAACCTGATCGAGGCCTTGGAGGCGCGCCCCGTCGCGCCGCATCCCGCCACGGGCGAGCCGCGCCCTCCCATTGTCACCAGCCCGAACTTGAGGAGCTGGGCACAGGACGTGGCCAACACGCCGGGCGCCGGGCGCCACCAGGCGGTGGAGGCCTACGCCACGCGGCGAGCGGAGATGCCGGCGGCCCTGCAAGGTGACGTGAACCGGTTGTTCGGCCAGGCGCTGCGACCGCGCGCAGCCGACGACGAGGCGCTTCCGGCCCTCATCGATGCCGCCTTTGGCAGCGGCAGCCCGGAAGCGGCTGCGACCGCCCAGGCGGCCCGCAAGGGCGCGCTGGGACGCCGCTACGACCGCATGCGCGATCAGCCGCTGGTGCTGAGCGAGAGCATCGGACCGCAGATCCAGGCGCTGCCCGTCTTCCAGAGGGCGATGGACTACGCGGCGCAGAACGATGCCATCAGGATGCCGGCCAGCAGCATCGACGATCTCGGGCTGTGGGTCAGGAATGCGGCGACCGGGTTCATGGAGCGGGCGCCTCCGGGCGGGCAGGTGAGCGGTGTCCCCGGCCAGCTGTGGTCCAAGAATACGATCGGGGTCAACAGCCTCACCCTGTCGCCCAACAACATCCTGGACATCCACCATGCGCTGGTGATGAACGCCAAGATCCCGCCCACGGGCGTCGCCACTCCGGAGACGGTGATGGCGGGCAAGCTCAAGGCGTGGTGGTCGGCCTGGGCGGATAAGCAATTGGGCGGACACAAGGGTCTGCGCACCGAGTACGCCCGCTTCAAGCAGATGATGGAGGCCCAGGACCTGGCCGCGACGCTTCCCCTCAACAGGGGTGGCCCCGATCACCAGGCGCTGCAATTCCTCAACCGCGTCGGCCAGAGCCGCGAGGAGGTCGGGCGGCGGCTGCAGCAGCACATCGCCCAGTACGATGCCGCCATGGCCCGCTTCCAGGCGGGCCAGATCAAGACGCAGCCCAAGCCCACCAATCTCAACAAGGGCATCCTGGAGATCGAGGGCTACGACGACATTCTCGGCGCCTTCCGCCGCAGCTGGGGGGAATCCATCAAGGCGGAGATGGCGCGCACCGGCGATGTCAACTCCATCGTCCGCCCCGCCCTCACCCCGGAGGGACAGCGCCGCATCCTCGCCATCCTGGGGCCGGCGGACGGCCGGCAGTTCATCGGGCAGCTCATGCACTACGAGGCCCGCAATCAGGGCATGGCGCTGGGCCTTTCGGCGGGCGGCGCCGACAACGCGGCACTGCGGTTCTTCCACAACGCCCTGCGCGACGGACGCACCGATGTGGCGGACACCTTCCGCCGCGCCTGGGGCGAGCGCATCAACCAGGAGATCTCAACCGCCACCAACGACAACATCGGCGCGATCGTGCGCAACCTCCTGACCCAGGAGGGCAAGCGGCGCATCACGACTGTCCTGGGCCGGGACCGCGGCATGGAGTTCATCGAGTCGCTCTACAACAAGCGCCGGCAGATGGACCTGGGCCAGACGCTGTTCGGAGGCCCGGACACGGCCTACAAGCTGCAGCGGATGGGCAAGCAGAAGGCGCTGATGGATGCCGCGCACGGCATGATGACGCTGTCGCCGGGGCGAACCTATGGAGCGTTGCGCGAGCTGGGCTCCGCAGCCTGGCAGCAGCGGCGTGCAGACCTCTCCAACCAGCTGCTCGCCGTGCAGGGTAGGCCGGAGGTCTCCCGCGTCATCGACGCCATCCTTGCTAGGCACCAGCTGGCGAGGACGGGTCACCCGCTCACGGTGACGCCGGGGAAGTGGGCGATTGGACCCTATGCGGAGGCGCAGGTCGGAGATCTCACGTCGCGTGGGCAGCCGCGGCCCTACGACCGGCAGCAACCGCCGCTCATGCTGCCCTATCGGCCTTGAGCAGCTTCCACAGCGCCACCACGAAATCCCGCACCAGCAGCCACCCCGCAAACCCCACCGGCACAACCACGCCAGCCATGAACACCGCAAACAGGTAGTCGTCCCATCTGGGGGGCCAGGGAAGGCCCTTGGCGATGCCGGCGATGGTGAACAGGATAATGCCGACGATCACGGTGGGGATGTAGCCGAGCATGGCGGAACCGAAGGCGCGGCCGTCGAATTGGATGCGGAGGCCGGAGAGCGACTGCCGGAAGGACCGAGCGCGCGCCGTCGGTGGCGGCTGCGGCGTTGGCGCTTCTGGGTCTGCGGACCAGATGTCCTGAGACATGCGGGGCTACGGCTGCGCGGTAATCGGCATCGACGGCTTGCCGTAGTTGCTTGGCGCCGCTCCAGACTGGATGGCGCGGATCAGGTCGCGGACGAACTGCCGCCAGACCTCCTTCTGCTCCTCTGTGTAGTGCGAGGAGCCATCCGGGCCTGCCAGCCACTCGCCGCCGTTGTTGCCCAAGGCACAGCGGATGGCGAAAGCCTCGATCAGCGCCGCGTCGTCGATCTCGATGACGGCGTTGGTCAGGGATGCCTCGTTGAGGTCGGTGTCGACCAGCAGCAGGAATGTGCCCACGAGCTGCCACAGCTTGTCGGTGCGGTTCCCAAAGCCGGTCGCCCGCACTTCGTCGATCAGGCGCGGCGCTTCTGTCCGGCACCACGCGATCAGATCTGCATGGTTCTCTACGGGGTGATCGCAGGCCTGCAGTGCGACGCCATCGGTCATTGCGAAGCCTTTTCGGAGGGGTGCGGAGCTTGTCGAGCGCGGCCATGACCTGGTCGCTAGTCGTCCAGCATATCCGCCAGCTTCCTGAGCACCTCGGCCGGGGTGGCGCCTTCGGCGCCGATGATCGGCGTGCCGTCATTGAGGTCAGCCCAGCGGTCCTTCTGTCCGAGCCAGAGCTCGCGCTCCTTGTCGTAGAGCAGGTAGAACTCCAACGACTCCGGTCCTCGGCGCAAAATCCTGATGCGCTGGCAGACGTGGAGCCGCTCCATCCTGAGCGGTGTCGCGTCCGTCATTGGGCTATCTCCCGGTCCAGATCTGCATGACGGCGATGGCCGCCGTCACGATGACGCCGGAGATCCCCGCCCCCAGCGCGACCACCGTGAGGAGCTGCGCCGAGATGTGCTTCACCAGACGGGTTTCGAGCGCGCTCAGCTGAGCCGCGAGGCGCCCGTCCATCGCACCGATGCGGCCACTCAGCCGCTCCTCGACGGCGTTGAGGCGGCCACCAAGTCGTTCTTCGACGGCAAGCAGGTCAGCCTTGGTGGCGACGCCGTCCTGCACGGCACGATTGAGGGCCTGGGCGTGCACCTTGGCCTGCTGCGGGCTAACGCCCGCACCCTGCAGCTCTTCGGCGTAGCGGAGGGTGTCGACGGTCATTTGCCGTCCTTCGGTGCGTCCAGCTTGACCAGGATGCGGTCGAGCACCTCGTCGAAATGCTTGATGACGCGCTTCTCGCTGGCGCTCACCACGGCTTTGATCCGCGTCTCGGATTCAACGACGATCTCCGAGACGGCGCGGATGATGTTCTTCTCAGTCTGCGACGCCTTTTCCAGCGCGGAGACACGGCGATCAAGGTCTTCGATAGTGGTCATGGTCCTAGATACTCCGTCATGGTGAGAGTCGGCAACCGCCGCAGTGCAGAAAGAGGGGGACGGGGCGCGCATCCGGGAAGCAGGACCGGGTGCCGGATTGGGGAAGCGCGCGCCCCGTGGGGAACAGATGTCAGCCGTTGAGGCGCTCGCCGGCGCCGAGCCAGTCGACCAGCCCGGCGGCCAGCCGTGCAGGCGCCATCCCGCGCTCCTCCAGCTGCTCCAGGAGGTCGGCTACGGCGTCCGCTTCGCTTGCTCCTGTTCCGATGGGCGAGCCGGGGCCGTCGTAGGTGGAGTCATCGACTGCGGACCAGTCGAACTGGCGGGCCGGGATGGGCGGCGGATCGTAGCTGGTGACGATGTTCATGGGGGGCCTCGCGCAGCGATTAAGCGATTGACAGGCGGTGGTGGGTCGTCATGCCGCCACGTCGAGCACGATCTCAACCTCATCGGCGCGCCGCTCCCCCTTGAGCAGCGCCAGCGTTGCGGCGTTCTCCCGGCGCACCGCTTCGAGGCAGTCCCAGATCTCGCGCACGTGCCGGTGCTCGCCGGCGATGCCGCCGGCATGGGCCACCCATCCCTGGGCATTGCGGATGCGCCGCTCAAGCTCCCGGAGGCGCGGGGCCATCATGCGGGCGATGAGGCACCGCAGGAGGGCGGCGTAGCGGTCCTGGCGGGTCTGCCAGCGGCCGTTGCGGAAGATGCGCTGGTCGCGGTCCAGGTCGCGGAAGCGCAGGCCCTGGACCTTGGCGATGCGGGCGAAGGCGGTGGAGTCGGTCTGTTCGAGGTTCATGGCGGCGTCTCCCCGTGGGTGTGAAATAGGCTGACCCATTGATACGCTGTCTATCACGATAGACAATAGGCAATCCACAGCTGGGCTATCACGGGTGCGTGATAGACGTTCACGGGTGCGGCCAAGTGGGCTATACGAGGCCCCATGGATGCAACGCGCCAGCGGCGACAGATCAACGTGCGCACGGATGCCGAGCTTGACGAGGCGGTCGCCGCCTTGCAGCGGGCGGCCCCGGGCGCCAAGGTGCCGTCCCAGTCCGACGTGATCCGCAAGGCCGTGTTCGAGGCGCACGAGCGGCTGCGGCGACAAGCGGAGCGGCGGAAGTAGGGGCGCCATGGGCGATCACCGCATCAGCCTCAAGGTCGAGTTCGAGATGCACGGCCACAAGGCCAAGATCGACCAGTGGGTCAACTACACGCCGGATTACGCGGATGGCATCGCCGAGTGGCTGCGCGATCAGATCGAGAAGGGCATGGACAACTACCTGGAGGCGGAGTTCGAGGCGGACATTCTCCGCAAGTCTGAGATCGAAGCGGCGGAGCGCGCGGAGCTTGAACGCCTGAAGGCGAAATACGCACCGAAGGAATAAGGGAACCGACCATGACCCAAGACGAAGCCCTCTCCATCGCCGACAAGGTCCTGGCCCTCATCAACGGGCAGCCCAGGACGCCGTCACGTGAGGAGATTGCCGAGTTGCTGATGTGTGCCCGGCCGGATCGCCAGGGCACGTTCAACCCCACGGCTGGCTTCCATCTTGCCGAGTTGGAACGTAATGGCCTCTACGCGCGTCTGGCGGCGAAGGGCGAGCCCAAGTCGAAGGAGGCACAAGGAGCGGAGTGGGCCGATGCGCTGCTGCAGCTCCAGATGCACGGATCGGTTTTTCTACGCCGGAGTGCCGATGGCACGTCGCGGATGGTCCAGCCCGAAGAATACTTGCAGATGGCCAAGATGCGCGGCGAGCGCGTCTATATGGACGACCAGGGCAGGCCCTATCGCTACGACGGGTCCATCTTCATGGACCCGCAGGGCTTGAAGGTCATTGCTCCACCGGAAGTGCGGGAGAAGGCGGAGCGCGATTGTGGTACGGGTGCTGCTGAGGCTCTGAACAAGGGCCTCGCCATGCTGGCGGACGCGGAAGAACTGCAGAGCGCGCCGGTGTTCGGGCGCTGCGACGATTCCGAGTTGGCACAGTACGCGATCCCGCCGACCCATCTGGTGAAGTGGCGTGTAGCCGCGGCGGCGCTCATCGCCCGCCCAGATCGAGCAAGGCGGCCCCTTCCGCGACGAGGTGGGCAACGACCTCGCCTTGAACGTCCACTACATCGCGCTACGCGGTCTGCTTGATCAGGATCGCGCCCCGGCTACGCCTTCGGCGGGTTCGTAAGCCTGTCGAGAGCGGGCCTTACCGCACCGCATGACCGACAGCAGCACCGCCATGATGGCTGTCATCAGGGCCAGACTCACTTCGGCGGGTTGTGCAGCCCGTCGAGCTTTTCCATCAGCTTGTCGAAGCGGTCGTTGAGGAGGTCGGTGAAGCGCTTCTCGACGCCGCCGATCCTGTCGTCGAGCCGCTGCGTCTCCACCTTCATCTCGATCCGCAATTGGGTGATATCCACCTTCGTGCGATGCTCCGCTTCGGAGACGATCTCCGAGACGGCGCGGATGATGTTCTTCTCGGTCTCCGCCGCTGCCTCCAAGGCAGAGACGCGGCGGTCGAGATCTTCGATGGTCGTGGTCATAGCCTATAGGTACTCCTTCACTGTGAGATTCGGCAACAGCCCCTGGTCTTGTGCGGGCGGCTCCTCCGCCCACAGCTTCCAGCCGTCAGTGCCCACGGTCGCCACGCTGCAGGGGCGTCAGGACACCGGACCTTGGCGGCGGAGGGCGCCCCGCTTCGATGCCCCAGTGCCGGCACAGATAGGCAAACCGCTGGCGCTGCACCGGGCTCATCCTCGCGATGTCGTCCTCCGTG